GCATTTCGATTTATACTTTCCCCGCCTTTGTCCTATGACACCATGTTTCATTCTTTATCCTATACTAGATGACAAGCCGAGCTTACAGGAATAGATATGCCTACTATTACACAAAGTACCCCGTTAACTAAAGATCGCCAAAAAGAATTTGCCAAAAGGATCACTGACGTGTTTGACCAAGTACCTACAATGGTAGGAGTTGATCCTGCTAAGGAGGGGTCAGAGAAAACTGTAGTATGGGACTGGGGTAATAATACTAAGGATGAATTTCTGGAGATCATAGGGAAGATAGACCCCGAGGAACGCCGCAAACAAATGGAGGGTACTTGGTCAAGCCAATATCATCAAGCCCCGGCACCTGCGAATACTGAAAAGGAATGGAGGCGTCAGAACATAAGAGGCATGGGCAATGCAAAGCCTACGATTCTTATTGTAGATGATATACATGATGACAGGGTGAACATGAATAAACGATTCATGGACACTATGATAAAACGTCTAGATAAGGATGCTCCTATAGTAGTAATGCAAACACGAATACACGAGGATGATTTATAATGTCGAGTGGTAAAGAGGAAAAAGCAAAAGAAGAAAAAGAAAAAGGTACCGAGCAGAAGCCGGGTGTATTAATAACAGAGCCAAGAAGGAAATAACACCATGGGCGCTATATGGACACCAGATCAACAGTCTGACATTACGGACGACGGGGATGTCATATGGACGCCCAACGAAATCCGAATGCTCCGGCACCATCTACTTACTGACAACCTAGCCTATGCTAGGTATTTTTTTAATGTAAGAGACGCGATGGAGTTTCAAGTATCTCCCCATCACATCCTAATGGCTGAAACGCTAGACAGGGTGATCAAGGGTGAGATTACACGACTAATAATAAACGTACCTCCTGGCTACACTAAGACAGAACTTGCAGTAATCTTTTTCATGTCTCGTGGCCTAGCGATTAATCCAGGTGCTAAGTTTATTCACACCACTTACTCGGATGAACTTGCACTAGAAAATTCTCAGAAGACTAAGGACATTGTTGAAACACCAGAATTCCAAATGATGTTTGAGGCCCGCATTAGGATGGACTCGAACGCCAAAAAGAAATGGTACACAGAGCATGGTGGTGGAGTTTATGCAACAGCATCCGGTGGGCCTATCACTGGGTTTCGTGCCGGAAAGTTTAAGGATGGGTTTCAGGGTGCCTTCATAATTGATGATGCGATAAAACCGGACGATGCTTTTTCGGAAACGGTTCGTAATAAAATCAACCAACGTTTTATGAACACCTTCCATTCACGCCTTGCCAGGAAGAGTCACACGCCCATGATATTAATCATGCAGCGTATCCACGAGGACGACCCAACCGGCTTTTTACTACAGGGTGGAACCGGGGAGATGTGGCACCATTTGTTTTTACCATCGCCTATCCCTAAAGGCCGTATAGAAGACTGGTACCCAAAAGAGTACACCCATGGCATCCCTATTCCGTATGACTTGAATGAGGGGCCATTGTGGCCCTTTAAACACACTCAAGCTGATCTAGATCAGATGGACAAAGCAGATCCTTACACAACTGCCTCCCAGTATCATCAATCACCATCGCCAAAGGGTGGTGCCATTTTTAAAGACCAGTTCTGGAAGCTATGGAACGTACTGCCAAGTGATCTATCCTTCATACGGGTATATTGTGACACCGCAGAGAAAACGGGTGAGGAGAACGATTACACAGTGTTCCAGGCTTGGGGTTACTCCCCGACTCTTGGTATATTCCTACTCGACCAGTTTCGTGGTAAAGTAGAGGCACCTGAGTTAGAAAGTACATTAGTTGATTTCTGGAATAAGATCGTAGGGTTTGCTAATGTTAGAGGTATAGCGGTAACTGATGTGCTGGTGGAGGAGAAGTCCTCTGGTACATCATTGATTCAGAACATCAAGAACAGTACCCAGTTACCCATAGGCGCTATCACACGATTTAAGGATAAGGTTACAAGAGCATACGGAGCCGTCCCTCAGATCAACATAGGGAACGTCTGGATACCTCTTAATGCAGAGTGGATATTTGAGTATAAGGCCGAGTTTCGTAAGTTCTCGCCGCTTATGTCCCACAAGCATGATGACCAAATTGATCCTACAGTAGACGCTATTACGGACATGTTAACTAATCAAATGATCCTGCCTTCTGGTGGGGAAGTGTTGGAAGGCGCAGAAGATGACGAAAACGACAACAACGACTACGCAGACAGAGGAACAGCGCTTATCAGTGGGTGAAGCCGACGCAGCGTTAGTTAACACTGTAATGAAGGAGGGTTCCCAGGAAGCGTACTTCAGTGCTATGGAGAAGGTGAATGCTGAGTTGGAGAAGCAAGGCATAGAACCAATGGACATTAGCGGAACGATAGGAGCGCCTATCTACCAAGGTTGGGTTGCTTCTGACGAGGCTAACCCCTCACTTACAGGTGCTGCCAAGTATGTGACATACCAGAACATACTGATCAACACTTCCATTGTGGGTGCAGGAGTCCGGTATTTCCTCAACATGCTCTCTAATGCGAAATGGCAGGTTACCCCAGCCAATGACTCTGAGGAGGCAAAGAAGTACGCTGATCTAGCCGTATCGATCATGGGAGATATGAAGCGCACATGGGCAAATGCTGTCCGTAAGGGTGCAATGTATCGGTTCCATGGCTTCAGTCTGCAACAGTGGATACCTAAAATACGAGAGGATGGTGCTATAGGACTATTCGACCTAGCGCCACGTCCACAAAGTACTATAGAACGATGGCACCAAGATAAAGACGGTTACATTGATGCAATAACCCAACGTGACCCTATTACCAGTGAAGAGTACAAAATCCCAATATGGAAATTAGTATACTTATTGGATGATACACTAACCGATTCGCCAGAAGGTCTCGGGATATTCCGACACTTGGTAAAGCCTGCGGAAACATTAGCGCGTTATTTGGAGTTAGAGGGGTTTGGTTTTGAGACCGACCTTCGAGGTATCCCAGTGGGGCGGGCTCCACTTAGTGTACTAGATGACATGCAGAAGCGTAAGATCATCTCTCCTGAACAGAAGGATCAAATCCTATCCCCATTAAAGAATTTTATCACGAACCACATCCGTAACCCTAAATTGGGTATGGTAATGGATTCTGCGATATATACCGATAAAAGTAGTGCAGTAACACCTTCTCAAGCACAGCAGTGGGATTTAAACCTATTAACAGCACAAAGCAGCTCACAAGGTGAAATTGCCAATGCTATTGATAGAATGACCCACGACCTAGCTCGGGGCATTGGTGTACAGCAATTGCTATTAGGTTCCGGTAAAGTAGGTACACAAGCACTATCTAAGGATAACAGTAAGAATTTCCTTCTTATAGTATCATCCAGCCTAAAAGAGCAAGCCGCAGGGTATGATCGACAGCTTTGGAAGCCAGTTTGGGACATGAACGGTGTTCCTGAGGCACTAAGGCCCAAAGTATGGCCGGAAGAGATTCAATTAAGCGAAGTTGAGACAATTACCAAGGCTCTTAATGATTTGGCTAAGTCCGGTGCTGTTTTACACCCTAATGACCCTGCTATTAACGAATTACGTCAATTACTTGGTATTTCCCCTCAGGAAAAGTGGGATATTGAAGAATACCTGAAGATAACGGGTAAAAGTACAGAACTTCCAGGGGGTGAAAAGACTACACCCAGCCAAGTAAGTGGAAAAACCGAGAGTGAAAAAGACTAATGGCCAAGTCAATTGATTTAGTAGTAGGTACCAATACTCTTGGTACATTCCAAGAAAGTGAGGATTATTTCCAAACTTCGCTGTTTTTCGACCAATGGTGCTCTTTTAGTACTACAAAGAAGAAAAGAGCGATGGTTACTGCATTCATGGCCATGAAAAACATGTCATGGGATGGGGAGAAGACTGATTCAGCACAACTAGCGCCTTTTCCCCGTACCGGCCTTGTCGATGGGGAGGGCGATGCATTAGATAGTGCAGAGATACCGGAGATTGCAAAATTCGGTCAATTCGAACTAGCACTATACTTAGGAATAAATACAGGTTTTGAAAGTTCTGCCAAAGGGCAGATAAAAGAAGTCCAAGCGGGAACAGTCAAAGTAAAATATTACGAGACTACTCCTGGTACGGATAAAGGCGCAGTGTTTCCTCAAGAAATATTGCAGTACTTTAATGTGTTGGCAAGTTCCTCCTTTGAAGTAACGCCGGGGTTCGCCTCTGGTGTTGATCAAGAAAGTTTCTTCGCAAGCACCAATTACGATACCGTTTAAAATTAAAGGAAAATTATTATGACATACAGAGCAAAAGTTTCAGTTGTTAGATCATCCGTAGCAAGTGGCGGAAACGTAAAATTTGATAACTGGAATGCTATACCTTCAGTATTCTTTACCGCTAAGGACGACAAAGGCAATTTCATGTTATCCGAAAGTGATAGAGAGTACATCTATCAGAAACAAGAGGAAACACGACCATGCCAACCCACATCTTAGCGACACGAAATTTAGTAACTGACGCAGTAGTTGACCAGCTTGATAATGGTGATCTACAGTTTCAAACATCCGGTGATGCCGAAGTAGCAACGTGCGATTTTGCTGCAACAGCATTTGGTGCAAGTGTAGCGGGCGTAGCAACAGCTAATGCTATTACTTCGGATGCCTCCGCAGTAGGTGGCGTAGTAGATCATGCAGTATTCCGTAATTCTGGCGGAACTGAGATCGTACTGGGCATTACTGTAGGAACGTCAGCAACAGAGATAATCATTTCGTCTTTGACTATCGCACCAACTGACCAAGTTGCGGTTACCTCACTTACCTATGAGTGCATGGACTAAGTGATAGGCTGCATTAGTAATGTACTAATGCAGCCACCCCATTAAGGTATTAACATGAGCGAAATTAATTTAGTGAAAGCAACCGCAGTAATGATTCGCTTTCCAAGAGTAGAAAAGAATACAGTTCCTGATATAAAGGTTCACGCTGGTACCGACCAAGACTACCGTGATGTTTATGTTAAGAATCCAAAACTAATCGAGTATTTAGAACTTGGTGTAAAGAATGGTGACAGTCAGTGTAAAATTGACTTAGCCTACATCAAGAAGAGAGCAGAGGGCTAAAGCGATGTCAGCAACACACCCAACAGCAACAAGGAACCTTTTAGCCGACGCTATTGGTGACCAGTTGGATAGCGGAAAGATTGAGTTTCAAACGTCGGGTGATGCAGAAGTTGCGACATGTCCTCTTAATGCCGCTGCCTTTCCTTCTGCGATTGCCGGGGTAATAACAGCAGCAGCAATTACATCTGACACAAATGCAACAGGTGGGACAATTGCAAAGGTTTCAGTTCAAACGAGTGGTAGTGCGGAAGTAGTCGCTTTTCCAGTAGCGGATATTGTTATTTCTTCTGCCATAATCACGGCAGGGGATGAGGTAGGGGTGGACTCGTTCACCTATGCAGCTTCACTATAGTACATTCCTAATACAAGGGGAAAAATAAGTGTCTTACAATTTTTTATACACTTTACCGACTATAACAGGTTCGCATACGGGAATGCCCCTTGTTATCAAGACTGCGGATTTTCCAGCAGTGTCCTTAGACGGGACAGCCAATGCCATCCTTAACGGTGGCGGAGATCTTCGAGCATATACCGATAGTGGGAAAGGGACTCAACTTCCATTAGACATTGTGACCTTAGTGTCCAGTGGCTCCGCTAATGCGGTTGTGTGGGTAAGAATCCCTACAGCAGCAACAGGAACAACGATCTACTTTGAAACGCACGAGTCTGAGACCACACAACCTGCTGTAGCTGCGGCGTTCGGTCGAAATGCAGTATGGGTAGACTACGAGGCTGTTCTCCACCTTAGGGAGACAGGAGACGGCACTGCGGGTGAGTATGTCGATTCAACGGGTAACGGTCACCATGGACAACTGACTATTGGTACCTCCCCGCCTTCGGCAGTATCAACTAACCACCCTTTTGGTGACGTGTGGTCTGGTCTTGGTAATACCCATGCAATATCTCTTGCCAGTACAGCGGCTTTAGTCACTGGCGGGGATTTCAACTTCTCAATATTTTATAATGCTACACTACTAAACAATGCTAAAGGGCTGTTTGGTAATAGATACGACCCAAGTACTGACTATTGCCAAATGAAATTGAATGGTCAGGTCAGGGTTAATGGAGCGGGAGATGAAACTGTAGGGGGTACCCAAGCAGCGGCGAACACCACTAGCAAAATGCAAGCGGATGTCGGTACTGGCACAATTGAGTTTTTCCAAGACGGCGTTAGTAAAGGCACTGATAATGGTCAAACACTTACGACTGATGGCGATTTCAGAATTGGTACTTATTTCGATGCGTCAAGTGAGCGTTTCGTAAATGGTAATGTCTGTGAAGCTCGAATCAGAAAGTCTCTACTGGGTGCAGCATGGATAACTGCGGAGTATGCAAACCAAACAGGAAATGGAGACTGGGCGTCATCTGGTGCTTGGACTGAAACAACATCCTCTACTACTAAAACAGCGACTCTTGCGATACAGGCAGAAACAGCCACTATAGCAATGACAGCAAACGTTGTATCATCTGTTAATAATATAGTAGTAGAACACTTTTGTATAGGTACAGGTACAAGTACTACACACTTAGAAGATAGTAACGACTCAGCTAACGACCTACTAATTAATTACCAAACAGATAAAGCAGAATTTATAAGTGACGCTACAGGTACAGGCATTAATTTTACAGCAGACCCAGCTACCTCGGGTGCTGCATATGCTCAGCGTGCTAATGCTAAAGACAACGGCACTATAGCGACAAAGCTTAATGGTGTTACAAAGCTCTGCATAATGCTGTATGCGGAAGTAATTGATTATCATAACTTTGGTTCTCGTATATTCCATTTTGGTGAAGATAGCGGCAATGGTATATTAGGTGTAGTTTTCACTACTTCTGGAATGCAGTTAAGATGGAATAACGCTGCGTCAGGACAAGAGTATGAGGTGTTATTACCTTCACCAGCCAAGCAGCTAATAACGATTAACGTTGACACCAGCCAAGCTGTTCAAGCGGACAGGGTTGAAGTCTATTATGGAAATGTAAAAGAAACTCAGCAGGCCAATGGTATTTCTCTAAATTCTGCTCTTGCTGAGATGACATCGACCTCAGGCAGTTTTGTTGTAGGTAACAGGGGTTCAGCAAACAGAGGAGTGAAGGCTAACATTCGTTACCTCTTTATAGAGACTGAAAGGAACTTTACAACAGGTGAAATAGCAGATGCCAACACCGCTTTAACACTGAATGATGATATTGATTGGCAAACGCCGCCGCCAGTACAGATCTATAGCGCAGCTTGGGCAAAAAACACTAATAGACTAATAGGAATACACTAAATGACTTTTAAGAAAAACACCGCAGTCACAGGTTTTCCCTTTAACATGATAACCCCTTTGGGGGTAGATGTAACAACAGGAACCCCGGTAGGCTACTACACTCTAGATGGGGGCGCACAGACAGCCATTGCTGATGTTACGCCGGTGCATGAGGGGAATGGACAGTGGACAGTTGACCTAACAGCCGCAGAGATGAATGGGGATTTGGTAGGCCTACTATTTACCCATGCGTCAAGTGTCACAGCTTCTTTTACCATCCCAACAGAGCCTACTAATATACTAGTAGATGTTGTAGCCATATCAGGGGACTCGACAGCAGCAGATAATTTAGAACTACAGTATGACGGAACAGGGCTAATAGGGGAGTCATTTCCCGCCTCACAGGATCAGCTAGGTTCTTTATCGGTCGGTAGTGCGTCCATAGCGACAGTTGCCAGTGGTTACCTCCTAACAACAGGTGCCCAATCAAGCAACCTCTTCACAGACACTGAAACGATTGACGGCGTTAGGCATGAGCATACAGATAGTGCAGGAACATTAGACTTATACTATGAGTTTAATGTGACAGGGGCTGGTGTTGCTACTGATGCCATTGTAAATGGATATTTAACAGGAGGTAATGATGACCTTACTGTGTATGCGTATGACTGGATAGGTGCGAGTTGGGATGTAGTAGGAGAGTTTAGTGGTAAGAATGGTTCTACAAATGATGAGTTCCCATACATTCTTACGGCAAGAAATACGGGTGCAGGCGCGGATAAAGGGAAGGTAAGGATCAGATTTGAAAGTGCTACGCTTTCTTCAGCCACATTACGAATAGATAGAATTTTAATGGGCTATGCGGTAGTCGCTCAATCAATAGGTTATGCAGGTGGGGCAATCTGGTTAGACTCCGGTGTAGCTAATACGAATACTGAGGTATTCGTGGATGGTGTTGCAGATAACCCAGTTTCTACCATTGCAGCAGCTACAACGCTTTCTACTTCTGTTGGGGTTAAGAGGTTCAGGGTTTCAAGAAATACTACAATACAACTTGCCCAAGCATATGACAGTTTTGAGTTTGATGGCATAGGCTATATTGTAGATCTTAATGGACAGTCTATAGAGAGCTGTTCATTCATTAATGCAATACTAACAGGTGTAGGAACATCCACAGCTACCCTTGTATTTCTGCAAGGACGTATGGATAACGTTACACTACCGGGGTTGCTTGCAACACTCTTAACTATTAATGGCACCTTCACCTTCGTAGCGGGAACATACACTTTTGCTAGTTGTGGTTCCTCTTTTAGTAGTACAGCACTAACATTACAGTTTGGACTAACAACAGGCTCAACTGACACCTATCTAAGGGGGTGGCTTGGAGGAAACTTAGTTGTAGAGAATTTAGGAGCCAATGGTACGGATGTTTTAAATATCTCAGGTTTTTGTGAAAGTCTAATACTCGCAGCGAGTTGCACAGGTGGCACACTAGTTGTATCTGGTCATGTAAATGTCATAGACAACTCTGGCGGGGCTGTGACAATACTAGATGATTCTAAGTCTTTCAACATTGGGGAAGTGGCAAGAGCCAACATTGAATTGCAGTTTGATACTACAGGACTAACGGGAGATACTTTCCCTGCTACACAAGCGCAGGCTAATAACTTCTCAGCAGGTAGTGCAGCGGTATCTACTACAGCCATACCTTCACCTAACGGTTTTGTTATCACCACAGGTACTTCAGAAGTTAATACGGAGGATTCCACCACCCAACAAGATGGCATATACCACATCATTGAAGACGCCGGTGCCACAGATGTATATTACATATTCAGCGTTGGCGGTAACGGAGTTCCTGTTGCAGTTGAATGGATAGGGTACTTGCAGGGTAACGCAAGTGATTGGAACTTCTTCGCTTGGAACTTTACCTCAACAACATGGGAACAAGTAGGGGCATTGATAGGCTCCAACACTATAAGTGTACAGAACCACATATTCTCACTTACTACAGGACATGTAGGTACAGGTGGAGATTTAGGAGAGGTACGTTTTAGAATCCAAAGCGCGAATGGCAGTTTGTTAGCTACTGATAGAATATTGTGTGATTACTCAGTGGTTAGCCAATCAGTAGGATACTCTGGTGGGGCTGTCTGGATAGATACTGTTAATGGTGTAGCCGGAACTGAAAGTTTTGTAAATGGTACAGCAGATAACCCAGTACTAACACTAGCAGACGCTATTATCATAGCCACTAACATGGGTCTACATAGATTCCAAGTTTCTAATGGGTCTAGTATAACCTTTAGTGAATCCCACGATAATGAAGTATGGACAGGATTTAATTGGGCATTAGCATTAGGGGGACAAGACATATCGGACTCTTGGTTCTTTGGGCCTAAAGTGTCGGGCATTGCTACAGCAACGGGTAAACCACAGTTTCAACATTGTGAACTGGGTACTGTGACTTTACCCCCTTGTAGAATTAATGGAGGAACAGGGTTTACTGCTATGATGACACTAGGGTCAGCAGGTGAGTTTGACTTGTTGGATTGTAATTCACTAGTCGCAGGGGAAAGCTCACCCACTATAGACTTAGGGGCGGGTGTTGGTGCGTGTAGCCTAAACATTAGAGATTGGTCAGGCGGGCTTGTCCTTTTGAATGTAGAAGCTGGAGATGATGTAAGTCTTGAAGGCACAGGAGGTACTATCTCAGTAGGTGGTACTGGCGGAGATGTGCATATACGAGGTATCTGGGAAAATGTAACGGATGTTTCAGGCGCAGCAGTAAACGTGATTCAAGTTGCAGCTCTTAACCGTAAAAGTATTGCAGGCTATGAAGATGGGTCTGTATGGCTTGACACAAATGGCTCTAACACTAATACCATTGACTATGTGGATGGTACAAGTGAGAATAATGTTTCTACAATTGCAGCAGCTACTACAATACTAGAGAGTCTAGGACTAAAGACGCTAACTAGTTTAAGATTCTCATCCTTTACACTAGCCCAAGCGTATGTAGGATATGGTTTCCAAGGTGGAGGCGCAAGCATCGCTTTAGGGGGTCAGGATGTTGGTGGAGCTGTCTTTGTAGAAGCACTGCTTTCAGGTGTGGCTATTGGTAGCATTCAAGTAGTATTTGATACATGTAAGCTAACGAATGTAACAATGCCGCCAGCAGGAGTTTTGAATAGCTCTATATCAGGAGTGCTAACATTAGGAGCCGCAGGTAAGTACACTCTTAGGGATTGCTTCACCTCTGCGGACGCTACACCAGCCATCGTTGATTTTGGAGTTGCTATTGGCAATACTCATATTGAGATACATCACTGGGCGGGTGGGCTTGAATTACAAAATTTAGGTCAGTCAGGTGTTGATACTGTAAACTTAAACGGTGAGTCACATGAGTTAGTAATCAACGCTAATTGCATAGGGGGTACAGTAAACATTGCAGGGGACATGGTAATAGTTGATAACTCTGGCGGGGCTGTAACAATTAATAAGCAGGGGTTCTCTACCAAGGTACAAGTTGCAGCGTTAAATAACTTTGACCCTACCAGTGATCAAGTATCTGCGGACATTGTTCAGATTAGTGGTAATACTGAAGCAGCAACTAACCTTGCACAGTCCACACAGGGCATTGAGATTGGTGCAGCGGTTACAGGCACTTTATCCATAACTCAAATGTCTACAAACCTAACTGAGACAACTAACGACCATTACAAAGACAGCTTGTTGATATTTGTATCAGGGACTCTTGCTAAACAGTCAACAACGATCACAGGGTATAATGGTACAACGAAAGTGTTGACGTTTGATGCAATAACAGAAGCACCACTTAACACTGATAACTTTGTGATTGTGTAATGGGTGCCTCTAGGCTTGGCTTAAGTGGTTTTCCACGAAGGGCGCGTGTAGTTGCAGTACCAATTACACATCCATTCCCTGCACAGATAGAGGATATTATGAATCAAGTAATTAATAGGGTTGTAGGGACTTCCCCGCAAACAGCTTCACCATTCACTTTAACGCTAGACCTGGCCTCTAATACACTAGTTGACGGGACACGAGGCTATTTCATGATAGAACTAGCCTCGAATAAAGCCATATGGGCAAATGTGGTTGCTACTTTTACTACTACAGGTACATTGTTAGCAGTTAATGAGTTAGAGGAGACAAGTGAGACAGATAACTCTATGCCCACCTTTACAGGTGCTGTAAATATCTACTCTTCGGTACCGACAAAACAAATGTCGGATGCCCAAGAGGAGGGTAGAGACATCATCGTTGTATGTGGAGATGGTAATGGGGTAGGGAATAATGGAACGTCCTTATCCACTCTTGGATGGAGTGAGGTACTGGACTTTGTTGACGCGAGTGTCCTTACACTAAACTTAGGATCTTTAATAGCTAATGCAGCACACGCGGGTACTGATACAAATGCAGAAGTTACAAATAAGTATTTGCCTGCAATGGAACCTTTACCCCATGTTAATAACGCCGGGTTATTCCCCCCGGCTAATAGCGTGAGCTTTGGGCCAGCACTAGGCAGAGAGTATTACCATAGACGGGCATGGGGGAGACAGACAGTACTGTTACCCTTAGGAAAAACGCTTGCAAGTGGTTTTAGTACAGGGGAATGGACTGTAACCTCTGGGTCTATGTACATAGCTACTCAAGATGCTGTAAATACTGCACTAGCGGAGAATGAATATAACAAGATTGCAATGATTGTTATCTCCTTAGGAATAAATGATTCAGTCGCAGCAGCGAGCGGAGCGTTTGAAGCAGCTCTAGATGCATTGGTGGATAAGTTTAGGGATGATGCCTTTACAGGTAACACTCTGCAAACGGACTTCTCTAATGTTCCTGTAGTAGTTTGTGGGTTGCCTAAAGACTTCATTACGACAAATGGAGCCGAAGCTACGTCGATAGAAGCAATCTTGGCGGCGACCCCTTCACGATTAAGAAACATCGCTTTTGCAGAAATGGATGCTGGGTATCTTACTGATGCCAGTGATTTCTATATTGACGCTAATGCCCATCGTGAGTTTGCCAAAGTCATCTATACTGCTTACACAAATACATTTACAAACGTAGTGGTGGTATAAATGTCAGGATTAAAAACGAGGGTCGAATACACTTCAACTGATACGTCAGCCCCCTTCCGGCTTACTGCGGTAGTGGGGGCTGAAACAGCCGCTATTAATTCTAGGGGTTGGTATTACATAACAGATAAAGTCGATGTGAATTATAGCGTATTGGTTGAAGGTACCATTACGTCTGAAGGCTTATGGATAGAAACTTTCCACGAGAATAATGCAAGTGGGTTCTATTTTGAGAACGGTGTTTTCATAATGTCTGCTTTTGATGAGTACATATTCAATTCAAACTTAGGAGGGATGTTAGGACAGGTCATGGCAGGACAGTCTAACCTTGTGGGGCATAACGGGGAAGACGAGAGTGCGGGAATGTTAGGTTATGACCCTATACTAGATGTGCCGGATGCTAACATACTACAGTACAGGAAGAGTGCTAGATATACGTTAGACCATTCCGCTTTTGAGGCTGATGACACTAATATCATGGATAGGTTTGTTATAGCTACAGAGCCTTTAGATCATGCAACAGATGGCAACGCTTCCTCAAATTCAACAGATATAACAGGGACTACCCGGCCAACAAGCGCAGGCCCATGTTTAACTTTTGCAAAAGCTATGTCTAGGGGCAGAGTCCGGCACACAAACGCGAGAACTTGTATACTACCTTGCGGGCATGGTAGTACAGCATTTACACAGAGTTCACAAGAGTGGGCTACACCGTCGGGCTCAATGTACCTTTATACTGTACTAATGATAAATGAGTTTCTTGCTGCTCACCCAGATAACGAAATTGAAGTTATAGTACTACAGCAAGGGGAGTCAGATACGCTTAGCGGAACATTAGACCCTGGTGAATGGCAAGCAGCAGCACAAGGCTTTATAGATGCATTAAGGGATGGAACCGGCATAACATTTAATGCGAAGCAAAGTAGCCTAAACATGGTTCCTTTCATAATAGGAGGCATTAGAGAACTAGCAACAGCTAATGGTAATCAGATCAGAGAGGATATGCAGGCTTTGGCTGATGCGAACCATATGTGCGTTTACAAGCCCGTTAATAATAGTTGGACTTATGCGGGAGTAGGAAATCTACATACTGACGCAGCGGGACAAAGAGAAAGGGGACTACAGTTCTATGAGGCTTACCTTGAAGCGGTAGGTTATGGCAATAGAAATTTCTGGGCTCAACGACCCTTAGCAATGGTGAATCCCTTAATAACGGAGCAAGAAGAGCAACTAACTGTAACTTGGGATCTGACACCAGACATTGATGAGAAGCCAGAACCTATCATTGATTATCAGTTACGCATAAAGCCTAGTGGGGGTAGTTATGGTTCTGTAGTAACAAAAACAAATGTTCAAACATCCCATATATTTACAGGACTAACGAACGGTATTGAATATGAGGTTGAGCTTAGGGGTAGATCTGCGGTAGGGTTTTCTAATGAAAGCTTACTAACAGAAACACCATTGCTAGATATTGTACCTTCAGCCCCTGCAAACTTTGCAGTAGCTGATGGGTCAACACAGCTTCAAATAACATGGGACGCATTGGTCTTTGACCCTGTAGTAACTAGCTACGTTATACAGGTAAGGGAAACCGGGGTGGGAACCTTTGGTGTAGAAATAGCGGATATACCTATAGCATCTCAGGCTACAGTAAGTCATGCGTTTACAGCGCCAGCAGCGGACACTGACTACGACTTTAGAATGTATGCAATAAATAGCATAGGGAATGGAACGTTTACTAGTGTACTAACAGAGCAGCACAATGCCTCACCAACATTGGCATTATCACCTATAGTTTGGTTCCGTAAGGGTATAGGGCAAAGCGTAAACGCCCCTTCAGTGGATTGGCTTGATCAGTCAGGAAATGGTTTCCATGCATTCCCTGTAGCGAGTAGAGGAGTAACCTTAGATGGAGGTGCAATAAATCTAAGGGGCAATGATACCGATGGTAGGTTGGAGGTTCCCACAGGTGGAGCCATACCTTCTAGTGGAGACTGGACATTCATTGTAAGAACTGAGAGAAAATCCAACGCTGCGAATGAAGGTATTTACTTTAACACTGGTAATGCCATGGGGATAAAAACAAACAGCGGCTTTGAACTTAGGATGCAAGGCAACAGCTCAATATCGGATGTGCATACGTCTACAGGCGATTTCTTCCCTCAAGATGTAATTACAACGATGGTAGTTACTTTCAATGCCTCCACATTAGAAACAAAAATGTATGACAGTGCCGGGGTGATAAACTCAACTCAAACAGCTATGGCGGTTAATACCAATACCACAACAGGGGTGTTCATAGGTGCGCTGTCTTCTTCAAGTTCACTAGACCTAAATGGCTTGATATATGATATTGTATTGATACCTTCTATCCTTTCTCAAGCTGACATGCTTGCGGTAATTGGGGAGTTCCCAGCGTAATGAATAACACAAGTGCATTTAACAGCAGAGCAATAGGAAAAACCCCATCGATTTTACAGGGCGATGTGGTTCACAGCTCTAGTGGGGTGGTAAAAGCAGGCAATGCAAAAGTGCTGGGTAATGCTATCCCCATCCTCCAAGTTGTCGGTGCAGTTAAGGCCGGTAATGCTAAAATCGTGGGTAACTCTTCTACCGCAGGACAGCACAACTCAAGTGGCGTAGTAAAAGCGGGTAATGCAGTCATTACCGGCGATGCGATGCGAACAGTCAGAAGTGACGATGCTGTTGTTAAGGCAGGCAATGCAAAGGTTGTCAGCATTGCCGATCGGATTGTGCAGACTACGACTAGTGCAGTTAAAGCGGGCAACGCTAAAGTCATATCCTTAGCAGGGGTTGAGAGGCAGTCTGGTGGCGCGGTTAAAGCAAGTAATGCTACTATAGTAGGTAACGCTGCTGTCAATAATGTCACTAACGCCTCAGGAGCGGTTAAGGCAGGTAATGCGAAAGTAGTTGGTGCATCTAACATTGACCATTCAAGCACAGGAGTAGTAAAGGCAGGTAATGCTAAAATTGTAGGTAACTCATCTACCGCAGGACAACACGTCTCGAACGGGGTAGTAAAAGCAGGCAATGCAGTTATTACTGGTGATGCACTACGAACAGTCAGAAGCGATGATGCTGTTGTTAAGGCGGGCAATGCAAAGGTTGTTAGCCTTGCTGATCGAATCATACAGACTACAGTTAGTGCAGTTAAAGCGGGCAATGCTAAAGTCGTATCCTTAGTGAGTGTTGAAAGACAATCAGATGGTGTGGTAAAAGCTGGCAATGCTAAGATCGTTGGTAATGCTGGACAAGGTAAGTTTGCCTTTGGTGCAGTTAAAGCAAATAGTGCTAAGATTGTAGGTAACGCAGATTCTAACCTAGCTGCAAATGGCATTGTAAAAGCAGGTAACGCCAAGATCATTGGTAATGCTAATGTAGAACATGATGCAATAGGAGTAGTGAAAGCTAACAATGCTAAGGTTGAAGGCAACGCAGCAGTAAGTAACTCGAAGTTTGCAACGGGGGTGGTTAAAGCAGGTAATGCAAAAGTCACATCCTTTGCCGGATTCATCTTCGAGGTGACAGGAGTAGTTAAGGCAGGAAACGCAAAAGTGAAAGGGCGTGATGACTACGAAATTACAACACCTAATGGAAGGATTATTGAATATCCTACTGCGGGTTCAAGAGAAATCATTTTCACCTCAAATAAATCTAGGACAGTGGACTTATGACAACTAATCTAATTACAGCAGAAGAGACGCCAGATCCTGGCGACTATACCGATTTTCTTTTGAACCTAACAGGTCAGTTAGAAGATACAGAGGTCATTGAGCTGCCTACAGTTGTACTTACTGTATTAACTACTGGACTAGGGTGGAAGTTTGATGGCGTAGGAGATGACAACCCTGTCTCTTTAGATGTGACAAGTAAAAAGATTGTTGTATGGGCTTCGATAGACATACTCAATCAGGATGACCCTGAGTTTGATCAAGCGGGAATTGTCATGGAAGGTAAAGTGAATTTCACCACATCGCCACAAGGCCGGAAGTATGAACGATCCTTTGGCGTCAATTACAAGCAGAGGTAGAACACATGAATTTATTTGATACGGATATTGCAGGATTGGTAGGGGATGCGATGAAAGGAAACTTGCTCCCTGCTGTCCTTACCAAAGTTGTGTCAGGTGGCAGAGACCCGGCCAATAGAACAAAGATGCTCGATGCCACAGAAACAGCTTATGGTGCAGAGGGGTTTATTGAGTCCTATACTGACTTGGAGCTTAACGGCACTTCTATCAAGCGTAGGGATAGAAAGATAACTCTAATGGCTGCTCTGATCGAAGGGGGCCAGATACCCATGATAGGGGATACCATCTTCATTGAAGAGGAAACTTGGGAAATTGCAGGTGTTCCGGCCCGAGATCCTGCGGGGGCTACCTTCGTTTGTCAAGGCAGATAGCATAAGATTTTACAAAAAGCAATTAGTAGATTAGAATTGTATCAACAGGAGGGACATAATGTCCAAATTAGTCAAAATGCATAAAGAGGGTAGTGTAACCCTGTCCAGAGTCGATAAAATCGATTCTGAGCTACGTTTAGTGTTTGGGTGGGGCCAGGTCTGCAAAAGCAATGGTGAGGACTACTTCGACACTGACAACCAGCATATACCCGAGCAAGTGGCTCTTGAAGGCTGGAATGTGTTCATGCAGGAAGAAACTGTAATGAAGGCGTGCCATGAAGGGGAGCCCATGGGTAGCGTTCGCTTCGCTTATCCACTATCATTGGATCTAGCCAAGAGTCTGGATATTGACACCAAGGGTAAATCTGGTGTTCTCGTGACTGTTTATGTCTCAGATGACGAAACGCTTGCCAAGTTTAAGTCTGGTGAGTATAAAGATTTTTCAATAGGTGGTGCTGCTGCCTGGATTGATGTGGAGTAAAAGCAATGCGTGCTGACGGTAATACAAACAAACAGGTAGCAAGCAAGTTGGTATTGAAGGAAATTTCGGGTGTTCCCATTGGAGCCCAAACGGGTTCTACAGTTGCCATGGTTAAAACAGGTAACGACGAAGAGCTTGCAAAAAATCTCTTTCTTGCCGCTGTTGAAAATATGGAAGTGCAGGAAAGTATTCGAAGTGTTATCTACAAGATGTGGGATTACACTGACGCATTTGAAGATGCTGCTTATGACATCATCTGGAATATCACGAAGTACGATGATCCTACCGCTTCATTTGGTGAGGTACTACAGTCATTTGGTGCTACCATTCAAGATATGAAGAAGAGCGAAGAGGATTTTACCGCACTTAATAAAAGTGGGGCTCTTCGTATTAGAAAATTTGCAAAAGAAGTTCAAGAATTAAATAAATCAACCGAGGCTGTTCCAGCCACAATCCCAAAGAAGGATATAGAAATGTCTAAAACAGATGATAAAGTGACTGATGACGGCAAAAAGGTTTTAGAGTTAACTAAGCAAGTGGCAGTACTTACTGCACTAGCCTCAATGACTGACCTACATAAATCTCATTACGCCACATTGAATGATACTAACAAAGCAATATTCCAAGAAATGGAAACTGAAGGTCGTGACGCATTGGTAAAAGCCGCTACGTCTGAAGACCCCGTTGTATTCACTAACCTTGAAGGTATCGAGTTCCGTAAGTCTTGTGATCCTGCAATGTTGGCCATGGCCAAGAATATGGATGCGATGGTTACTACTAATAAAGCACTAGAAGCTTCACAGCTTACTTCGCTTTATAAATCTCGTGTTGGTGTTGAGCTTAGTCACGTTCCTGGCGCTGAAGAGCATAAGGTTGCTTTGCTAAAAGCTGTTGATACCATTAGCGATGTAACAGTTAAAAATGAAGTAATGAAAATTGTTACCGCTCAAAACGTCGGCATGAAAAAAGCATTCAATATTGAAGGTGTAACTACTGAAAAGTCAGTTACTGATGCAAATGATGAGCTTGATGCAATGGCCAAGACCCATCAAGATAAGCATGGTGTAACTTTCACTGTTGCTTATGATGCCGTCCTAAACACGAAAGAAGGTGAAGCTCTTTATAAGCAGCTTGCTTAATAGCCACTACAGTACTTAACATACCGTAGTAAAACAGAATTAGTTTATTTGGAGTTTTATCATGTCTTTAGAAGGTAACTTAGTAAAAGTCACTAAAATAATCACTACCGATTTGTCTAGTGACACATTGACAGGTACCGGCGCTACTAGCGGTTTTCAACGTTTTGTAATTGCTGGTGGTACTACAGCAGTACCGACAATGATTCGTTGTGGTGCAGGTCTTCTCGCTTATGGCGTTTTGGATTCTAAGCCCGCAGCAGATCAAGCAGCCCCTGTAAAGGTTCAGGGTATTAGTAAGATTTTGCTTGGTGGCACTGTGACCCCTGGACAAAACGTAACATCTGATGCGTCGGGTCGAGCGGTTGTGGCCGGTGTTGGCGATGTTGTTCGTGGTATCGTTGAAGATGGTGGAGTGATCGATGAGATTGGTTCCATCCTGTTGATTAGCCCACACGTCCTATAGTAAGCAGCTTTTTTATTAACTGTAATATTTAACCAAATTATAAATTTTTGAGGAATAAGAAAGATGCCTACACCATTAGCTAGTGATGTGCATATCAACAAACCTTTGAGCAATATATCCATTGCTCTTATCCAAGATCAATCAATGTTTCAGACGGATAGTATTTTCCCTAACATCCCTGTACAGATGCAAAGCGATTTGTTCTATACATATGACCAAGGTGACTTCCTTCGTAATGAGATGGAAGAACGCGCCCCTGGTACAGAAACCAAAGGTAGCGGCTACAAACTAGGGCAGGATAACTACTTCTGTAAAGTCTATGGCTTCCACCATGACATTGATGATCAACGTCGTGCCAACCAAGATTCTCCATTAGCTTTGGATCGTGAAGCTGTAACATTCGTTACTGATAAAGCGAATCTTTTCCGTGAAGCTAACTGGTGTGCAAACTTCTTCTCTGCCGGTAATTGGGGAACTGATGCAACGGTTGCAACTGGATGGCAGGATGACGCAAGTGATCCTATCACTGACATTGAAGAAATCGTTACTGACATGTTAGAAAAAACAGGCAAGATTGCAAACACTATGGTTTTAGGCCGTAACGTTTACAACAAGCTTAAGAATCACCCTGACGTAGTTGACCGTATTAAAGCTGGTCAGACTTCAGGTATCGCAATCACTAAGCATCAACAGCTTGCAGAGTTGTTCGAGATGGAACGCATTATTGTACTAAATGCAATTCAGAACACAGCAAAAGAAGGCGCAACGGATGTAATCTCATTCATCGCCAACAAGCATGGTTGTTTGATCTGTTACTCTAACCGTAACCCTGGCTTAATGACAGCGTCGGCTGGTTACACATTTAGCTGGGATGGTCTATACGGCGCTTCTGCTTACGGTTCTCGTATCAAGAAGTTCCGAATGGAAGCAATTGAATCTGATCGTATCGAAATCGGTATGGCTTATGCTGTTAAGCAAATTGCGGTTGATCTTGGAACTTACATTCCAGCAGCAACATCGTAATAAATAAAGTAGTATAGTGAGTTACCCCACTTCGGTGGGGTAACCTATTTAAAGGTGGTACCCAATGAGACAGACAGTATTATTCATAAAGGGAATGAAGCTATTTACAGGTAAAGCCCTTCGGTATGCCGGTAAAGAATATGCGATTGGCGTCCCTTTCTTATATAAGAACATTGCTATTACTCCGCGTAAAATGGAAGTGATGTTGAGAACCCGTAAACTTATCAGCGAAGATGAGTTAAAGGCTCGGAAACAAAAGGCGAGTAAATCTCCTGTTCCTGTAGTAGAGGTTGAGAAGGGAAAGAAAGACAAGCCCTCTCGGCGAAAGAAGAAAAAGGATTAATCATAAAAAAGGGACTTCTAAAGTCCCTTTTTTATTGTAAGGGTCAAAGTAGAAGGGAAGGACTATGCCTAAACAAACTGCACTACTAATTGGCGACCTTAATCGATTCATTGAGAAGGTCGCCGTAGTTGTAACGGAACAAGTAGCGTTGACTCTTACCGAGACGACGCCAGAGGATACTGCACATGCTATTACTAACTGGGTTCCTTCTATTGGTGAATCATTTGAGGGAGAAGCTGGCGTTTACGGTAAGAGTCTTAACTCCTCCATACAAAGCTCGGGCTTCAGTACGTTGCGTGGATACAAGCTACCTATGGGCTCACTCTACATTACTAACAATGTGGACTATATCTCTCTTCTGAATAAGGGGTGGTCGGCTCAAGCACCCGCAGGGTTTGTGCAATTATCTATAATAACTGCCATACTGTCCCTACGAGGGAGGAGATTTAGCCAATGACCACACTTAACGAAGCGCGTCAAGTCGTCTATAATACATTTGTTGATGACTGGGGTGATGAAACACCATATGACCTTGAAGACGATGACTTTACAGAGCCTGAATCGGGCAACTGGGTACGCTTAACTATAAAGGGTTTACCGGGGGGCCAGGAGTCGCTAAACAGTAAGGGTAAGAGACGTTATATCCGCAGACAGTTACTAGTTGTAGAGGTCTATGGACAGCCCCGCACAGGGGAATATAACGAAGATGTATACGCAGAACGTATACGAGACCTTTTTGAGGGCGAGACGATTGGTGGTGTGGTGTTCAATGATGGTGATATAATGCCAGAAGGCACTAAAAACAATTGGCGAAGGGTCTCAGTGACAGTCCAGTTCCAATATTATGAAATCAAATAAGGGGTAAAAGCAATGCCAAGAAGTTTAACGAATAACACCAACCTACAATACTCCATTGAGGAAACGCTGGGCAATCTGTTCGCGTCACCTTCTTGGTTTACATTGGAGCCTAACGATATTTCATCCTTTGGGGCGAATATCTCAACAGTTGCACGTAATCCGATTTCAAAAAATCGACAGCGACGAAAGGGAACCATCACTAACATTGAATCCTCAGTAGAGATCAATGCAGATTTGACAATGAGTTCACTACAGGACTTTATTGAAGGGTTTTGCTTCTCTGCATTTAGCGGCGGGGATATTCTTACTGCAACCGACGTTGCGACCGGCGTTGTTACCATGGCAGAGACTAGTAATATTATAGTCAACACTTTGGTACGTGTTACAGGTCTTACCGCTACAGCAGACAATGGTTTGCATGTTGTTACTGCGGTTACTGTTGATACCAGTATTACTATTGCGGCGTTAACAGATGTTACTGAAAACTTTTTAGTAGAAGTTGTAGGACATCGATTCGCAGTAGGTGATCTTGATGTATTGGATGCTAACAACCTTACTACTACTTCCCAAGACCTTACACTATTGGGATTAGTTGCCGGTCAGAGTGTTCATGTTGGTGGGTTCCTTGCAGCCAACCAATTTGCAGCAGCAGATAACAGCGGGTTGATTCGAGTATCTAGTGTAGCCGCAAATGTTCTAACGTTTGATAAAGCTCTCACTACGTTTACTACAGAAGCTGACGCTTCGCAATTGATAGACATGTACTTTGGTAAGTTCGTTCGTAACGTCCCTACGGATAATCCAAATTATATTGAGCGCTCTTATCAGTTCGAATTAGAATACGCTACTCTTGATGCGGGTGACCTTCCTATGTATGAGTATGCACGAGGCAACTTGTGTAATGAGCTTACATTCGAAACACCTTTGACAGATAAAGCGACGCTTGCTCCTGGTTTCATCGGTACAGATACTGCACCCCCTGTGAATGTTGCAGGTCGTGCAACTAATGCAGCAACTCCTACTGATCCTCAGTACACTACTGCATTCAACACTTCTGCGGACATCGCCCGTATTCGTGTTGCTGATGTTGATGATACAGGTCTTACTTCTGACTTTAAATCGTTAAGCATTACAATCAACAACAACGTAACTCCTGAGAACGTTTTGGGTGTAACAGGTGCTAAGTACATCAACGCGGGTAACTTGGAGATTGGTTTCGAAGCCGAAATGATCTTCTCAAACTCTGTAGTAGCTGAGCGAATTCGAAGTAACGCTACTGTTTCGTTAGATTTCCGTCTAACAAATGATGATGGTACGATCGCTTTCGATATTCCTTCATTGACTCTTGGTGGTGGGGCTCGATCATTCCCAGTAAATGAAACTGTGCTTATTAGTACTACAGGTGAGGCTTACGCTGATGATGCCTTTAATACATCTATAGGCATTACAATCTTCAACCATGCTCTACCTATCGACCCAGCAAACCCATTTCTATAAATAGTAAGTACATTAAATTAAATTAAATTAAAGGTAACACTATGTCTAAGTTCGGAAATTTAAAATCATTAGTAGTCGATACAAATTCACGTTTCACAATGGCACTTCCTGAGATAGGCGCTAAGACAGCGCTTATCTTAGCCCCTGCACAAGAAACCAATGTGCCTTACTTCAGAACCTTAAAAAAGCAAGCGAAGACAAATGCGAAACGAAATCGCACTCTCCACGCTGCTGGTAACTATGGTCTTGATGTAATGCGAGGGGATGATAAAGCTATCTATCCAGGGTACGTTATTGTTGGTTGGGAACACATGCCAGGGGAAAACAAAGAAGGTGTAATGGGGGAGGTTCCATTCTCTATTGAGGACTGTGAGGAGTTCTTAAGTGAGCTACCCAATTGGGTATTTGATAAAATTCGGGGTATTGCAGCGGAACCAAAAACGTTTGTTGCCTTGCCTGAAGAAGTGATTTCCGAAGAAGACAAAGAGGAGTACCTAAAAAACTAAAAGAGCTGCTTGAGTATAAAATCAAATTTGCCAAGGATGGCTTTCAGGTAGAAGCGGCGATTGCCAAAGGGAGGGATCTACCGGATTGGTATTTAGAGCAGCCTTACCAGACTGTAGTAGAATCATTTTATTTAAGTAGCTACTTTGACTTAATGACTTGCAGGAGATACGAGGGTGGAGCGATACCGTGGGACAAAATACAGTATTATGCTACCCAATATAAAAAACTAGATCCTGAGTTTGTAGAGATATTCACAGAGGCCATGTTTGCGCTCGACTCCACCTACCAGGAGGCTTTTAAGAAAGACAAATAAGGTGGGTTATGTCAAACGAATTTAGAATTAGAATCACAATAGACCCGAGTGCTGCTGTTACCGGCACTCGGGTAGTTGAGAGAAGGTTAAACTCTCTTGAGATGACAGCGAACCGCTTAAGACGGGCTATGAATACCGTCTTTTTCTTTGCGGGTGCTGGTGTTGGTATCAAGAAACTCTCTGACCTTGCAGATTCATATACTACACTACAAAACAGAATTCGAACTGTTACCGATAATCAGGAAGAGCTGACCGCTGTAACCGGCGAGCTATTCCGCATATCGAATTTAACCCGTCAAAGCTTTGAAACAACCGCTACTGTTTATGCGCGTACTGCTGCGGCTACTAAGAACCTTGGCTTATCACAAGCTGAGACTCTTCGCTTTACTGAATCGTTAAACAAAGCGGTAGCGTTATCAGGTGCAACAGCAACAGAAGCCGGAAATGCTCTTATACAGTTCTCACAGGGTATGGCGAGCGGAACTTTGAGGGGCGATGAGCTTAGATCAGTTTTAGAGCAATTGCCAAAAGTTGCGGATGTAATAGCGGAAAGCTTCGAGGTTGGACGTGGTGAGTTAAGGGAATACGCCGCGATGGGGTTAATCACCTCTAAGCAGATAATTGTAGCATTTAGAGAAGCGGGCAAAAGTCTTGATGAAGATTTCTTAAAGTCCATTCCTACAATTAGCCAAGCATTTGATGTATTACGAAACAATGTTCTACAGGCAGTAGGTGGGTTTAGTACAGCACATGGTATTACAGAGACACTTGCTAAAACTATAATATTCTTATCAGATAACCTTGACCAGTTAACCAATGGCGCACAAGCTGCGGGCATAACTCTTAGCATTATATTTGCTAAGCAAGGCGTAGGCGCTGCCATTAAGGGCGTACAGAGACTGACTTTTGTATTAGCAACGAATCCTTTTGTAGTACTAGGGGTTGGTATCGCTGCGGCTATTGGTTACCTGATTGCTTTCAGAGACGAAATATCCATTAGTGGAGATGGACTCATAACCTTGGGTGATGCTGCTACAGCTACTGTTAACGTAATACAAACTGAATTCGCATTTGTGGGGCAGTTCGTAGGAGAAGCTTTTGATACTGTAGTAAACACTGTCAAGGGCACTATGGAAGCTCTTATACAGATCATTGGTACAACCCCTGACGCATTGATCAATGCAGCAAGAATAGGAGCGAATGGAGTCATTGGTATCTTTGTAGCATTAGGCAAGGCTATTCCATTAACCCTCGCAGGTCTTCCTTCTGCACTGGGTGATATATTTGTTCTAATGGTGAACAGTTCCATTAGTGATATTGAGAAGCTAATCAACTTTTCAATTGACGGTATCAACTTCGTTCGAGATTTAGCAGGATTAGATCTGTTTAGCAAAGCGGATCTTGGAAGGATAGAGAATAAGTTCACAGGTGCTGCTGCGGGTCTTGGTACAGCAATTCAGAAAACCTTTGTCGATAGTATTACTTTTGACTATATAGGGACTGCGGTTGATAAGATCACAGCAGAAACGTTAAAGGTCTCAGAAGCTCGCCGTAAGTCTGAGTTAGAAGCTGAGCAAAAGCAGGCCGAGGAAATCGCAAAACTTAAGAGGGACAAAGAAGCACGTGATGGTATATCAAGTAAAGCGTTTGATACCTATTTGGCCAACCTGACTAAAGAAGCGGAGGTGCTTGGTAGGACTAGTAAAGAAAGAGAGATTGCAATTGAGCTTGAAAGGATAAACCAAAAAACTAAATTCCGTTTGTCTGAATCTCAATTAGCTGCGGTTGAAGTGCAGTTAAGAGCTAACCAGACAATGGGCGAGTATAATACTATACTAAGAGATCTGCGTGAACCTCAAGAGGAGCTAATCACTCAAGAGAAAGCGTTGATTGCTTTGCGTGCGGAAGGGCTCATTTCAGTTAATGAAATGACTACTGGAATGCACGCGCTACAAGTAGCACAAGCTGAATTAGCGGTGTCAAAAGGGGAGGGCTCCTTTACTGATGCTATTGTAGTAGGACTGCAAGAAGTAATTGGTAAAACTGAATCGATGCAAGCAGCCTTAACAGGTGCCTTTGGTGCTGCGGGTCTTGCCTTTAAGGAAAGCATTGGGGATGCGTTAACCCAAGCAATTGTCAATGGTGAAAACTTTAGTGATACAATGCGAAATGCAGCTTCAACTATTACTCAAGAGTTATTGAGCGCTGTTATTCAGATTGGTATCGAGCAAGCTGCAAACTTTGTACAAGCACAATTGTTTGGTACGGGGATGCAGGCAATCACTGTTGCACAAGGTGCTACGGCTGCGGCTGTCTCCACCTCTACTACAGCAGTAGTAGCGGCAAACAACACTGCCACTTTGACAACTGCTCTACCTGCGGCAACTGCACAAGCGGGAGCTACATTTGGTGCCTCTGCTGCTGCGGGCCTTGCTGCGGTGATAGCGTTAATGGCTTTTGCTTCCAGTAACGTGTTCGCAGATGGTGGGCGTGTACGTGGGCCGGGAGGGTCGAGGTCAGATGATATTCCTGCTATGCTTAGTAATGGCGAATTCGTAGTAAATGCGAAGGCTGCTAAAGAGAATGAGGCCATGCTACAACGGATGAACAGAGGGGAGACTCTTCGTTTGGCTGGTGGAGGCAGTGTTAGTACTTCTGAGGATAGTTCTGCAAAAACAGGTACTATCGGTGGGGAAGTACAACAACAGGCCGGAGGTGGGGATGTTGCCGTTATCAACGTCGTGGATGTTGACTCAATGATAGCGGCGTTAGGTACAGCGGCTGGTAAAAGAGTTATGATAAACACAATTCGTACAGACAAAGCCGCATTTAAAGCAGCGCTAGGAGTATAAATAGATGACATTTTTTAATGGTAGTGGAGCGCCTTACTCAGATCATAAAGAAGTATTTAATAAAGTGATCGATATGGCAGTAGCAGAAGGGTGGACAGAAGTGTACCCAAGAGAGGATTACATCCCTCCTGTAACAGGCAACACTGAAAGGAGGGTTATACTAGAGTCGGTAGGTCTTGACGCTGACCATAAGATCTACATAGCCGTTCAGACGGAGAGTAATCCAATAGGAGCCCAGTACGGTTTGATGGCTAGTATATTATTCTCTTATGACTCTGGAAAGGATTATGATGACCAGGAGCATAGAGGGGGTGGTGACATATGGCCATGCATACCACTGGGTACTTCTAACATGAAACTCTATGTGTCCGCTACAGGTACTCGGATTAATATTGTAGTACATATAGATGACATAGCCTTTCCCCTTTCCTTCGGCACCCCTCTAACGAATGTTGGAATAGACGAGTATGCGTACCCAGCCCTTATAGGTGGCGTGTACATAAACAATGGTAATTTTACCGTTGCTACCAGTAATTCGGTACTAGGGGGGATAGCATATAACAGTGGGTCAAATCTACTGAAATGTTTTCTTATAAATGAAACTAGCTGTGCTGCAATTGCTCATACGGATAACCTCCCTTATACCATGGGGGAGACAGCGTTAAACCAAACGTACCCTTACCCCGCCAGCTTCTTTAGTAATAAAAGAACAGGCATAGGAGAAGTGTGGACGGTATACCCCATAACTTCCTTTGTCCTTGAATTTGATCTAGGCATTACTATAACACTAGATGGGTTTTTCAGGATAGGTGGATTTTCTCCTATATCAAATGGAGATACTATAGTCGCAGGGGGTATAACGTATCACGCATTTCGACACCCCCTCACTAGCGGCGTTGATTCTTGGTATGTAATGGAGGCTATATAATGGGATTCTTAAGCGGGAACAGCGCAAGTTTTGGCGCAGCTCTAACGGTAATAACTGATGAGATCGCGGCTGAGACAACGTGGTCTATATTAGAGGATGTAGTAGAAGGCACAGGCAGTAGAATAACTATGCAGAAAGCGACAACGTTAGAAACTGTCACTTTTATATCAGCAATTAATAACTTATTCCTAACTGAAGAAACTAACGCCCTTAATGCTAGTAGCGGTTTTGGTATAAGAGGAGGAATGGGGTATGACAATCTGGGTGCCTCATGGACAGCTAGACAAACTGATGGGCCTACAGGGAATGCTAATGACCCTTGGGCATGTGCATTATTTCATGGTGCTGTGGATCAGACAGTAAACTACAAGATATTTACTAGCGAAGAGAGAGTTTGGGTTTCTGTTAGGATAGGCGGCGTTTACCAACACTTGACCTTTGGCTTTCTAGAAAAAGTCGGCACATGGGTAGGTGGGTTTTACTTTGGTGCTTCCACTAGTGGTGAGACGGTAAAGGCCGGGATTAATGCTACTGCGTCAAATGCACATGGCCTAGGGCACCATGTACAGACAATTACTCATGACCTTACTACAGGATTGGAAAGCCCTGCTAATTTCTTTGTTAACTGTGAACAGCCAGGAGACGCGGATAACTGGCAAGGGTTTGCCAAAGGGGGTCACACACAGTCTATCACCCACATAGGAGCATTTGACTACCCTCTTATAAACAGGGCGATGGAATATAACCCAAACTTAGCAACAGGAAATGTGTTCTTATTACAGCCACAGTGGCTATGGTATGAAGAGGGGTCTGTGCAGGGATATAGACATATTGGTAATATGCAAAAAACGTATGTGGTATCCTTATTTAGTCTTACAGCAGAGGCAGAAATCATTATAGGGGGTGATACATATGTGGTATTTCCCTTTATAAAGAAATCCACTTCTACGGATATAGCTAAGAGGGATGACGTAACCACAACCTCTGCATTCTATCCTGAGGATTCTCAATTTGACTCAGGGCATTATGGCTATGCCGTCCTAAAAGAGGTTTAATTAATGGCTACCTTTACTGGATCTTTAGCCACCACGCTGTCACTCCATGCGCTTACTTATACCCCTACCATGTATACAGATGGTAGGAGGGCTGACACCTTGCATGGAAAGTCTCATGGTATTATAGGTGCTACTGCGACGGGGGTTCATAATGTAATAGCTATAGCACCTGATGTATTGGCAGGCGTTATCTCAGGTGGCTTATCTGAAATAGTATACAACTATGTTGAAGCAGATCCTCAAGCACTTAATGTGGGTTCCGTTTTAAATGACACTGCATATGGATTTATCCTATACAACAGGTTTCTTCACAGCAATGAGGTTACAGTAGCTACTATAGTAATTTCTGACCCTACCATAGTATTAGTAGGAATTAACCCCGGAGAAACAATAGACCGTCTTTCATCAACAGCCCAGCTAGTTACCATACCGGGGGATGGGGATGATGACATAGCGTTTAGCATTACTTGGACGTTTACCAATGGTGCTACTACTGTACTAATGGTAACGGGTGTTCGTACCTCCACACAGACATCGGTACCCGAGTTCCCTATGATAGAAAAGCTAGGCTACTTGTCACGCATAGCTACTACATATACTACAGAGTTTAGGGGTGTGGTACGCCAGCACCCTAGACTGACGGCAAAGTTTAACTGGATGTTGGATGGGCCAGAAGCAAGCAGGTTCTTAGCAGTTTTGCGTAATAGTGAAAAGGATCACTTCTCTTTTCCAATGTGGCGGGAAGCATTGCCTGTTTCAAATCTTGGGCCAGCGTCAACGGTATTACCTTTCGGTAGTGACGATTGGGATGTACAGGTGAATGACTCATTATTTGTATACAACAGAAAAGCTGCTGACGAAGTTGTCACTATAACGCAAGTTGAGGCAACGACTACAACTATTACACCTACTACTATACAAATAACAGATAGCGCTTGGGTAATGCCTATGATAACGGGCTTCCTCAGGGAAAAGCCGGAAGTGTCTTATGGAGCGAATGACGTAGTTTCTATCTCTTTAGAGGTTGAATCATCCACTTATTATAAGTGGGACACTCCACTTATGACAACCTTCACAGATGCAGGATGGGAAACGCTAGATGGATATTTGGTTTGGCCTTTCTTAAATAGAGTGTTCTCGGGTGTAAAAGCTGGCTCTCTGACAACGAGGGCTTTCAACGATCATGATTCTGGTAACGTGGACATGGTTTTACTGGCTGCTAAGGTTAGGGATTACTACACTCTTAACTACACTGCTAAGGACACTAGCCAGATAACTTTGTTTAAAAGGTTCACTTACTACATGAGGGGAAGAGTTGGGGGGTTCTATTTACCTTCTCACAGGCCCGACATCGTGATAGGCACCCTGACTGTTGATATTGGCTCTACAATAATAACAGCGGATGGACTAAACGGTATTGAGGAATACGCCGGAACATACGGTATTCAGTTTCAGTTTACAGACGGTACAGTACATAATGCTATAGCAACCCTCCTCAATCAAAAGGACATATCATTTGTACCGGCACTAACTAGATCGTTAGTCGTTGCTGATGATGTACAGATGGTGTGTTTTATGCACCTTGTACGGTTCAATGACGATGACATAGAAATAAAGCATGAGTCCCCAAATAAATCAACAGTATCCATACCATTGGTGAATATAATATGACATTCATAGCAGCAGAGACAAGTAGTACAGGGCTGTTTAGTCCTATAGAACTATACCTGTTCACGTATCAAGGGAATGGTACCAAGTATACTTATACCTCAGGTCAAGAGCCGGTATCCTATAATGGTGATGTGTACCTTCCCACCTTTATGAAGAGGGGGGACATTAATACAAGCAACACTGAAGAGGGGGAAGAGCTGCCTATAGAAGTTAACAGGGACAACCCTTTAGCCCTTTTCTTTTTTGAGCGTATACCATTGGACAGTGTTACATTTACTATTACAAGGTATCATGCCTTTGACCCTGATGACGAAAAGCGGGAGATCTATACAGGTGTTGTTAAGACTGTAACTTGGCGCGATGACACTAATGCACAAATCATTACTAACTCTATATCAAACTTTCTAGATCGTTTCATTTTAAGAATGACACATCAATCACGTTGCAACCACACAATCTATGATCAGTTCTGTAGATTGGATAGGGCTTTGTATGAAGAGACAGCAGTGATAACTGCTATTGAGGATAAGGGTCTTACAGTAGTATTAGATGCGATGCCTGTATTCCCTGGCGGTTTTGAGGGGATACACGATGACGCACATCTTGGGGGTACAATGCGATTAGGCCAAGAGTTTGCAACTGTGATAGGGCAAGATACGGCTAACCTCAAGCTGTCATTGCTAGTACCTATTCCTGTACTAATGATAGGGAGTGTGGTATCTCTTGCCCCTGGATGTCAGGGGGAGCGGACGATATGTGCAGACAACTTTGTCCTTCCTGCTGCTGATGTACTATTTGCAGAACAAGACCCTACTGGTTCGTATGGTAACAGTATTAACTATTTAGGGTTTCCCGATTTGCCTACTAAGAATCCAGTAGGCTCCACATTGAACGGCGCTACATGGGGTAGTTTGTAATGGGTACAATTTTAATATACATAGTAATAGTTATTGTGGCTGTGGCAGTTGCACAAGCGGCAGTTGCTGCGTCACCTAATGCATCGCTAAAGCCTTTAGGCGAAGGTGAGTTTAAGTTTCCTACTGCGGATGCTGGCAGGGCAATACCATACATCGCAGGTACTGTACTACATGAGTCACCTAATGTAATAGAGAGGGGAGCGTTAGTGACAGTACCTTTCTACATAGAGGATCAATTGGCTGGGTACCACTATGGGCTTAGTATAGGAGTAACTTTCTGCTATGGCTCTGACGTTAGGATGCTTTCCTTTATATCTGATAACTATCTAGTCTTTGCGGATGCTGACCATATCGGGTACATGACACCTGAACAAATATCGACACACTTTATCCCACATAGGCCGTTCTTGAATGAATACTTTAACCTCAGAAACCCAGACTTATATGGGTTTAGGGCTGGCGGCCCAGATCTAGTTTTTAGATTTAACCGAGGACACCCTGATTCACTCTTGGATAATGGGGAGGATTGGAACAACGCTTCCATGCAAAACGTTTCAGGTAGGGCTAACGTGTATGAGCCAACTAGGTTTTGGGCTCTTAGGAACGTGTCGTGGGCTTCTATATATGGAATGTGGGGGACTAATGGTTCTGTAAGGCAGTTGAAGTTTGAACTAGAAAGATTGCCTAACCCTTTTGCGGGCGTTGGTGGTGATCCTTACTTCTCTATTAATGATGGCGCATATACAGATGGGGATTCACGCGCTAGGTATGATGCAAACCCAGCTTTTGTACTGTACGAGTTATTAACCAGTCCTTTGTTCGGGGCTGCTATCCCCGCTGCCTCTATTGATGATATTAGTTTTTTAACTATTGGCGTTGTTCTGTTTAATGCCAATTTTGGAATATCAATACAGTTGCATGAAAAAGCAACCATGAATAATATAAAGGATGAAATACTAAAGCACATAAACGGAATAATAGAAACTGACAGAGATACAGGTAAGTTGTCTTTGCGGTTACTACGTGATGACTGGGAACTTGATGACCTAAAGAATAACACTACAGGGGATAGTACAGGAGTAGAGACAGACCCGAGCTTTGTACGTACGAGTTTCACAGATGACCTAATAAAGACTGTTAATCAATTGGCCCAAACGTCTGCGGATACAGTTAACACTGAATTCAAAGTTGCCTACATTGACAGAAGGCGAAACTATACTCCTCAGATTGCGGTAGCTTTTAACAACGCGGCCATGCAATCTATTGGTAACATCAACAGTTTAGAAATGCCATACAAGATGTTGCTTAATGAAACTGTTGCGCAAAAGGTGGCTTGGCGTGAAATGCGCATGCTGGCTTCTGCACCTAAGCCAATGGAAGTTACACTTACAAGAGCAGCATTTGATATAAAGAAAGGGGATGTTATAGTAATCAACTGGTCACCTCTTGGACTTGTTGACTTTGTTGCTCGGGTTAAAACAGTTAATTACGGCGATGCTAACAGCGAAGTAATAGTTGCGAACGTTGTTGAAGATGCGTTCCGAGAGGATTCAAGTATTTTTGATTCTGACATCTTGGGCAATGCAGGAGACCCGGACATAGGTTACCCAGATGGTGATTCTACTGTAATAACCGGCGATATAATAATTGATGTGTTAGGGGGAGATGACGGAGACTTTTTAGGATTTAGCAGTTATGGAGGCAGTGGAGTTAAGCAAGCACCTTTATTTGGTACCTGTAACACCCCTGCGTTTAATGGTAGCGATGTCAGGAAAGTTCAGATTGATCATAAGGCTACAGCTACTAAGTCATTAACTATAATAATCGATCTTGTTAACCTTGGTACTGTAGGAGAACCAATCTATTACGAGAGAAACTATATCCGAAGTGTAGAGATTGGTGGTACTACTTGGGTAAATAATATTACAGATAGCTTTGTGCAGGATATAGAGAACTTAAAAGCGACTTGGCATATATCAACCCCTGCTGATGCTGTGTTAGATGGTTTGGGAACCCTGGTATTTGGTACTACTACTGGCGTTACTATACAAATAGACCCTGCTGTAGTCGTTGGTGGCCCACCAGACTCTAGTATAGTATTTATAGAAGTTCCTCGATTCATGGCACGCGATGATAAGGTGCATGTTCTACCATTATTTGAAACGCCTAACATGGCCACACCCAAGTATGTATTTACTACAGGAGATGGAGGGGTAGAAGGGATTAAACGCCATTTCCCTACTAAGCATGTAACTACACAAGTTATAGACGCGAAAAGTGAAGTCCCCTTAAATGGGAGCTGGCTAGTCTTTGGTAATACTCAGGTCACCTGTACTAGAAAGGAGCCAGGTGTGGATGAGTTTGGTGTTCCTATCGGAGTATTGTATGACGATGACTTTTCAGCTCCCCCTGTGAATGGGGCTATTACTCTGTCAACTAAACCAGGGTCGATAAACCCTAGTTTTGATCAGACTTATAGAGGTTTGGATACCTATAATTTATGCGTTATAGCGAATGCAGATGCCTCCCAGTATGAGTTTATATGGATACGAGAAATAACAGACTACGAGGAAGGTAACTCAGATGTGACATTTGATTTCTATAGAACCGTCTTTGGCAGTAAGATGTATTCGTGGCCTATAGGTTCTAACATTTGGATGATAGACCTATCCCATATCTCTACACTACCTTTAAATGGTACTACTTACGTTGATGAGAATGATGAGGTTCAAGTCAGCCCTGTTAATAGAATAGGTTTGTTAGGCGCTTCTGACTTTGGGGGTATATCAACCTCTGATCCTATATACCAAGACTTCACTTCTAATGATATAGGTCTTAGGCCGTTAAACCAGTTTGATTTTGCAGTTAGTATAAGGAACATGCCTGAGTATGTATCCCAGTCTTTTAAAGAGCTAACTGCAAACCTTGCTGACGTTGACGTGGTGGATGCTAATAGATATATCCACACCCAAGAAATATTGCCTATAACGTGGGCGGGTAGACGTAGGGTCATAGATCAGCAAGCTTTTCCTGCAAGTGGCGAGATGAACATATATGGTAGGGGGAACTCAAATAAACCTACTATAGGATCAGACTTTATAGAAGTTAAGTACTATAATAATGATACTAGCGCACTGCTAGGGATAGGCGCAACAGATGCTGAAAACACCCACTACTTCTACAGCAAGAGCCTGTATGGTTCTGACCAAGGAAGGTTTATAAGAAGGGGTGTTGTGTGGCGTGCTGCTAATCCTGGCGTTGATGTTGATACGCTGGATGAATCAAACGCTCTTGCACTAGGAACATATATACCGGGAGAAGGACAGGACATAACGATGCTGTTTGATGGGACTCAGGATGCGAATGGAGACACAAACCATGACACCGATAATACAAAGACAGCAGACTTGTTTGCCCCCGGCGATAACTTTGTGTTAAGGCTTGAAGTTAGGGGGTATGATGTTAAGACAGGTTACTATTCAACTGAGACTTGGATAGCATATATGAGAGTTGATATTCCAATTTAAAATTAAGGTATGTAAATGAAAAATCACGAAGAAGAAATTAAGGCTATGATCAAACGCAACTCAAAACCCCTGCTGTGTAAAAGCAGGGAGGATGACAGGGAAGTTGCAGAGGAGAATAAGGATAATGGGGTGGGTGTTTACATCCCACTAATGGAGGAGCCCCGAACACGTTTAGACTGTATGAATTTGCGAACGTTACGAACGCCTTTCATGGACTTTACTTATTGTGTAGCGTGTGATAAGTGGGGAACTAAGAAGGGTTGGTTTAAAGGTTGGGAGTATAGGGGATGGAAGATGCCTAAGCGAATTTACTTTGTGATCAGTGGTACATTAACTTTCCTTTGTCTTGCAATAACACTTATACCCGCCGCGCATTACATTGGAGTGCAATAGAGTAGCTGGGCAAATGGGAAGGGTTGGGCTATTATGGTTAGTATAAATTAAATACACGTACCGGATGTAGCCTAATGCCCCCATTGAATGAAGAGAATGTACAGATAGCTTTAACTAAGGCGGAATTAGAGGAGATAATGGAAAAGACCGTAATGAGAGCGTTCACTCGTTGCGGCATTGATTCAAGTGACCCCATCAAATTACAACAAGACTTCTCCTACCTTCGTAATCTTCGTGAGTCAGCAAAAAGCTTAAGAACAATCGGTTTTACTGCTGCTATCTTGACAGTCATAGGCGGCGTTGGTACAGCGCTATTCGTGGGTCTACGAGAGTTAATGAACAAAGGGTCTTGATATGAGCTTCCGCTACGGCAAACGTTCCATACAGATACTTTCTACAGTCGATCACCAAATGGCAAAAGTTGCACAAACAGCGTTGACATATACCCCTTATGACATTGCCATTATATCAGGACTGCGTACAGACGAAGAACAGTTGAAGATCTACCGGAACAACAAGTCTAAGCTCAATGGCATACCCAAGGGACTGAGGATAGGCAATTTCACTGGTACAGGTATAAGTATGCACCAGAAGCGCTTAGCAATCGATTTTATGGCTTATGGGCCGGATGGGGGTACTTGGGTTCACGAGTATTACTTCCCCATTATCGAAGCGTTCCAAAGGGCATGCATAGAACACAAGGTAGAAATGATTTGGGGCGGGTGTTGGGACAAGCCTTTAACCCGGATCAATGACGTTAAAAAAGAATCACAGCGATACACACGCCGAATGTTGGCACTGAATAAGAAACCCTTCTTAGATCTTGGTCACTTACAGTTGGAGCGACGTTCTCAATAAAGTAATACCTACGCCTTATTACGAACTATCATCTTACAGTGGACAGGGACGACCACTTGTAAAGGATGCTTATTTACAATCCTTCCCGAGTTTAAGTTCATTATCAGTATATTTTTATTTGGCTGGTGATCTGGACAATCCAATACTAATGGTGTATTGCCAATCCTGCCTACGATGTAAAGAGAATGTGTGCCTTTGATTTTCAAAAGGCATGCATGACCTTCTTCAATTGAAGAGAGAGGAACCTCCCTACTGGAATCATAGGGAGGTATATTTTTAACGTTTGCCATCGTGCTAGTCCTGGTAATTCTTGTGTGCAATGTATGAAATTAATTTCATTCTAGCACGTTCTTTACCTTTTGGCCCACAAGTGGTAAAACCTGACACCCATGAAGCTGTACTAACAACTGTTACTCTAGTAAGAACACCATGGGGGCCAAGAGCATTTTCCCCCACCAGATAAACAACACCATCAATTACTTCGCGGCTGATTTCTTCTTCTTGCGCCCAGCTTTCTTGACCGGGGCGGCTTTCTTCGACTTGGCTTTTACCTTCGCCTTTGGCTTTTCTTCGACGGCTTCTACCTTCGCCTTCGCCTTCGCCTTTGCTGCTACTGCGTCTGACTTTAGCTCTGCTTTCTTCTTGCGGCTCACTTTTGGCTTGGCTTCTTCTTCTTCTACTTTTGATTTGCCTTCCCCTTTACCGCGACCCATCTTTTGAAGATGACGGTACTTAGTTTTTTCGTTAATTTGACCGAAGCTGAATAGCTGTGTGGTGTAATACTTAATGCTGTCAGCAAGGCGCTCTTCGGATTTATCCAATTCAGTGCCTGGGCCAAACTTTTTCATTAGCTTAACTAGGATGGCTTTGGTTGTTTTGTCAGCGATGATCATTTCTTTACAAGTAGAAGCGATACTTACTCGCTTTTTGCGGGGGGCTGCTTCTGTCATTTCTATTGTTCCTTTAAATTTAATGTGTTTTTGGTTAAGAGGTCGCTATAGTATTACATTACTTTTATTTTGTATAGCCTTTTGATGTAATATCGTAAGGTTTGTTCAGTGGCTCCATTAGTTTGTCCCTATTGGCCTTTATGTAATCTCTTGCTTCATGCCATGGTACTGCTTGTTGTGGGGCTTCTAAGGTTACCTTTCCACCTTGGGCTAGGAACGCCTCTACATCTCCTGCTAACTCTTCGCTTGTTATGTTAGATTTACTGACCTCTTTTAAGGGGCCATGGTTAAAACTGCCGTCATCGAATCCGTTTAGTGCCATAATTTGTTTCCTCCTCCTACAGTATAAACACTTGCGCATAAAAAAGGCAACCCGAAGGCTGCCTTTTTACTACATTACTTTAGCTACTCATTCAATATTTCAAAATCGCAGTTAGTAACAACATCACAAGTTACCCTTATTGTAAGCGGCATTTGGGCTGGTGGACTGACTCCCTCATCGTATAACCCTGCTACTGGTTTAGACATTATCCCTCGTACCACGTTAGGCTCTGTCTTATCATACACTTGAACAGTAAAACGATACACGCCATTAACAGTGGGCGTAAAGATATACTCAGTTGCGCTACCATCCGTTTCGTCATAGACCGTTATTGTCCCGTCTGGATGTGTGGTGTGTATCAGTATGCCACCTATCTCGTTTCCTGCTAAGGGTTTTCCATTTATCCTTTCGGTGGGTAACTCCCAACTAAGCGTCGAAAAGGTAGCTGCTTCTACTGTAGTAGCAGTACCGGAGAATAAGAGCATAGTAGGCAACATCAATAATGCTAGTACTACTTTCCTCCCTTCCGGTAATATCATTGATCCCAAAGCACCAACACCTGACGCAATACCAAGAACATTAAGACCTATCTTAAGCCAATTGGTTTCCTGTGCTACAGGTGCTAATACTTCCGCAGCGGGTTGGGCTACTTCTGCTATTGCTGTTAACCCTCCACTATTGGCAACATCTAAAAGCATAATGCCTTGTTCTGCCGGTATAATTTGTAATGCTACCAAGGCTAGGATTGCTAGTCCTGCCCAACTGGACGGCTCTTTAAGCCGCTCTATTACTTTGTTCATAGTCCATATCCTTTTTAAGTTGGCGTTGATAAACTCTCATAACTTCATAAAAGTCATCCTGTACTACTTTCTTTCCCATTAGCTTCTCGAATATTGCTTCATCAATAGTGCCTCGGGTCATTAAGAAGTGTACCATAACTTTATCAATTGCGCCTTGTCTCCATAACCTTTTGATAAACTGATCATAAAGTTCGAAGTCGTATACTAATGAGTACCATGCAACATCGCCTCCGGCCTTTTGAAAGTTAAGCCCATGGGCAACAGATGCGGGCTGTGCTATTAGCATTGGTATCCTTCCGGCATTCCAATCGCGTTCTATCTTTGCCGCTTGTTTAGATGTGGTTTTAGAATTAATGATGATGGCTTTAGGAAACGCCGCTTGGAGTGTAATAAGATCGTGGTGGTACCAGTACGCGACAAAGAGAGGTTTACCTTGTAGTTCTGTCTGAAGTTCCTTAAGTGCATCGATCTTGGCATTGTGAAACTTAATATAGGGTCGCTTTGCTGCGGAAGGTACTTTCCCTTTCTCAAGTACATCCCAGTTTTCGTATAGGTTGCCATTTGCGATCTGGTGGAGCTTTTGACCGAGACTTGCAGCGGTTGGCGGATAGATTTCTTTGATACCAACTTGCAAGAACTGTTCATCACGTAATTTCTCATATTGTTTCATCGCCTTTTTAGGCATATCTACTTTTATAGTATTAATAGATATTGGTGGAAGTTTCAAATACTCTTCTGCTGACATTCTACAGACATAACGCGCTATCTTTTTATTAATCTTTTTGTCTGCACCATCGCGTAACTTAAACTGCCTATACTGAGGTGGGCCAACAGGTTTAAAGTAATGGTACCTAAAGTCAGTTATGTTTTTACCAAGAGAACGCCCTTCATCAACAATCTTGAATTGGCTGAATAACTGCATGTAACCATTAGGGATTGGCGTACCTGTTAGAATGTACCGGCGAGACATCTTTTTAGTAAAGTAGTTCTGTAGTAGCATGAATCTAGCACTGTCATAATTTTTAAACATTGTGCTTTCATCGACTACCATCATATCAAATGGCCACTTCTTAACACGTACGTTGTGCAGTTGTGTTTTAAGCCAGGGGAGACCCGCAGGGTTAATGATGTTTATATCTGCGTCGTAGTCTAGCTTTTTCTTTGGGCCATGCATGATGTTGATTTTTATGTGGCGGAAGTTGGGCCATTTCTGAATCTCCAAAGGCCACACTAATTCCATCACACGAATAGGTGCAATTAACAGGATGCCTTTCGCTTTACCATACTGCTTTAGCATCTTGTATAACTGTAGTATTATAGTGGTCTTCCCTAAGCCAGGATCTAGAAAGTACGCTAACTTATTTTGTCGAAACCCTCTTGCGATGGCGCTTAGTTGGTATTGATGAGGAATCCATTTGGTATCGCCGCTCAAGTTTAAAGATTTTCTTCGCTTCGTCCGTTGTCTTACAGACATAACATCTAAACCCCATTCGTTTTAGTAATCGGTGCCAGTAATACTGATTTGGCCTTGGGTCTTCTTTAGGTCTTTTCAATTCTACAAAAAAGATATGGCCTCCCTTACCGAAACACGTTCGATCAGGGAAGCCATTTCTGCTATTAGCAATAAGTTTAATACTGAGGAAGAAGTTCTTTGCCGCCTCAGTATTAAACGAAGTTTCTATAGAACTTTCGCGCCTAGCCGCCAAGGTCTTTAACCTTCTGTATAGCTTGGTTGTGTTCCGTTGCTGCGGTTAGTAACTCATCCGTTCTATTTAGCAACTCCTCTTGAAACTCTTTGTAACGGTCGAACTTGGTAAAGGTTTGCTGTTTAGAAATGATGCCACTCATATCACTACCAGCAATACGCAAGGAAAGTATATGCCCTTCGACAACTAACCTACATGCGGTTACTTCCTTACGCGCTTCTTTACGCTCCTCTACCCCCGCATCTAACTCTGCCTGAATTGCCCGCTCTTCTTCGAGAAGCCTTTTACGCTCCCCTTTTTTCTTTTTCAGTTGTGCAGCTTTTGATTCGGACATTAAAACTCCTCCTTTTTATACTTGAAGTCACATAAAGTCATGCTTCTGTACCAATCATGCAAAGGGCGTGTCCAGGTACTGCCAGTGTCTGCATTCATATATACTACAGTAGGCATGTACATTGGGTTAGTTGACTCTTGGTTAGTGATAAGCATCACTTCGTAGACATTTTTGTTAGAATGCACCCATGTTGATCCTATTGCAGGAGGGCATATCTTTTCACCCTCCATACGTAAACCTAGTTCGACTTCAACGGCTATGAAATCAAGACCCTTTGTTTCTTCTGCATCAACATATAGTAATTTGATGAAGGGTTTTTCCCCTGCGGCTTCCTGTTCCTGATTAAACATTTGGGAATACACTTTATAGCGACCGGAGAAACGTTCTAATTGAAACGCCGCTTTTATCCTTCTCATTTCTCACTCCAACAATCTACAGACAGGTCTTCAGAGTTGGATACTATAAGACAAACGCGGTCATACTCTGGTACCTTATAGGTTGACTTGTGAATGGTAACAGCATTGAAGTTGATCACGACCCAACGAACAGTCCAAAGCCCCGACAGTATTATAACTACTACAGCTACTGCTATGCCCACTGCGGTAGCCTTGGCCTTGAAACTTGTTAGCTTTTTAAACTCTTCTTTAATATTCACAGGTTTAATTTCCTTTCTTCTAGTATTTCAAGTTGACGCTTAGCAGTTGCTATAATTTCAGTAAGTACTTTTTCTTCAGTCGCACCTTTAGAGGTGTTGCGTATCGACTTCTTGAAAATGTGTTCCATTGCGGAGCTACTGAAAGTGTAGTGTTCTGCTAGGCGATATGGGTCGAGCTTTATTTTAACAGTTCTTGATTCAATTTCTTCATCTGTTAAATAGCGATAAAGGACGATGTTGTAATGCTTTCCTACCTCTTTTTCAGATACTGATAGCCCGTCCAGCGTAGGCGTATATATATCTGACATTGTTACAGTATCTCCACTTTTAATCTCGATTTCTGACATCTCCAGTTCAGTACCACTATTAGACAGCATCATTGGTTTACAAACAGAGCAACAGCAGTGGCTGGGGTGTATCTCCTGCGGTTGTGGTTCTTCTACCGCAATAGGGTTTAGCTCCTTTGTCCTACCTACTACTACAGAACATTCATCACAACTGCAAAGCAGGGGATGCCTTTTCTTTTTAGCTGCGCGTACTTTATCAGGTACTGGTACTGCTGTTTCTTTTGTTTCTATTGGGTCACTTGACATAATCTTATTTCCTGTAGTATTTACCTTGCCAACCTTCTGCGACAACTGGACAGCCTTTAGCCCAACGTGGAAGGATGCAAAGGAGTTTTTCGTATTCCTTAACGCTACCGAACTTCTTCTTAACAAGTGCAGCAGCTTCATCGTGAACTGAGAATATTGTGGGGTACCCTGCTTTTTCAGCGTTGAACATTCCATGGGCCATTATATCTCTTGCGATTGCTTGTACAAAGTTCTCTACTAATGAACCCCCGTAGGTTTTCATCAAAGACCATTGTTGGGTCTTAGAATCTTTTCCTTCAAAGTGTAGTTGAGGTTTTGTAGTCTTAAAGTACTTCGCATCTTTAATACATGCAAAAGGGTAACATAATTCACGACCACTAGGCAACTTACAGTACAAATGCTTGCCACGCATCTTGTATGATACAAACTTGTTAACCTTTACCCTTCTACCGGGGCGGCGAACAGCTTCCATGGCTGCTTTTTCTGCTGCTTTCCATAGGGCTACTACTTCAAAGTACCGTTCCCTGTAACCATTTATCGCCTTCTGTGCTGTTTTCTTATCTACGCGAACCTGTGCAACATCCCAACAAGATGTGATAAACTTTTCCCAACCCATTCCAAAGCCGGAGCCTAGTACAGTCTGCTTACCTATGAAGCGGTGGATACTATCTTTGGTGATCTTCTTTATGTTCAGACCATATATGGAAGCGGCCATTGCTTCATATACTTTTCCATCACCACCAAAATCTTTCATGCCATTTTTGGAACCGGCAATCCATAGAACAACCCGCGCTTCGATTTGGCCATAATCCGCACTGACAAACTTGTAACCCTTTGGCGCTTGAATCGCAGCACGCAAATAGCCAGCAAGTATTTCCATTATGTCGGGATGGTATTCTAACAGCCAATCTACATCTTCGTCTTCAATCGCTTTAACGATCTGGTCAATAACTTTATCATATTCTTTCCAGTCACTTGGAGTTTTAGGTAATGACTTTCCAGGCTTGGGGAAATTCTGTATCTGCATACCACGACCGCCCCAACGACCAGTCTTAGCGATATGATACTTAATAAAACCATGAATAAAACCATTAACGTCAGTTTGCGCAAGCATAGTCCTATACTTTGCAGTACTAGTCTTAGCGTGTTGGAGGCGCATTTGTAAAACTTCTTTAACCAAGGGATCACTTATAATATCCTCGTCAATAAAGTTTTGAATGGTTTCCTTTTGCATGTTGGGGATGTCGAGCCCCCGTTTTTTCGCCCAGTTCCTTACAGCATCTCTTTGACTAAGGGAATGGAAGTCACCACGACAACCTGTTTCTACTAGTATAGCCCTTGCACGTTTATCCATTCGCCGTTGTGCAATATTAACCATGTTCAATGCACTGCGAACGAACTCAACATTAATAGGTATGCCCCGCTCATTCATCTTTTCAGTGAGGAACATCACGTCTTGTTCTGCTGGGCTTAGTACAGGTGTGGCATTACATACTGCTTTTTGCGCGGCAACGTCATCATCACAATAAGCTACAAACTGTTTGAACTCCTTTTTGAACATTCGAGGATCACGAAATACTGTAGTGTCCTTTATAGGTACACTGAAGAACTGTATTAAATCCTTTCCATCTTCATTCTTTAGGTGTGCAGCACGAGAGCGCAACGCGGCGTCATTCAGATTGGCAGGGAAAGCAGAAGCAACCGATTGGCCCATAGCATCATAGAACCTATTGTTTTTCATTTCCGGCCAACCGAATTGGCGAACACAAACAAGGTTCCATATCCAAAATTCAAACTCACTGTTAAAGGCGCGTAGGAAAACTTCCTTTCTACGTATGGCCCTTAGTAGTGCAGTTGGTGCCTTTCTCCTGCTAGTAAAAGGGTTCCAACTATACTTCCTGTCACTGTTGCTAAACTGCCAACTCACAATAAGCATTTGTGTCGATGGGTGTTCGGCGTACTTCATTGCCCCCACATCCTTGATGTTGGCAAGTGACCTCGTTTCGAAATCTATATCTACGAAAACTTGATCTTCATATCTTTTGGGGTTCAATTTCATTTTCATTAATCCTAAGCATAAAAAAGCCAGTACAAGAGTACCGGCTTTTTTAATTTTACACTAGCAACTTAACGGCGAGACCGGCGAGAGGACTTTTTGTCAGAAGACTTTTTCTTTTTCTTTTTAGGCTTTTCTTCTTCTTCTTCTTCTTCGTCATCCTCTTCTTCTTCGTCCTCTTCTTCCTCGCCAACTATTTCACGAAGTGCTTCAGCTAGGTCTTCGTAATCCTCTTCATCAACTTCACCAATTGAGGATTCACCCGTTTCCTTTAACGCTTTTTTAGCGGCTTTCTTGTCGGCACTCTTTGCCTTCTTGAAAAGCGCTTTCATTCCGTCTTCATCCAGCTCTTCGTCATCATCCATGGCGTGTTCACGGAATTCATCTTCACCACTCATTGAACCATCAAGAGCTTCGCCCTCTTTGACATACATGATGTTATTTAATTCAGTTCGAACGCCAGAATTACCGCCTTTCTCAAAACCTTTAAAAGTAACGCTGATTAGGAAGTAGTTACCCGAGCGGGCTGTTTCTTCAATCTCGTCGTCATCAATAATCTTTTCATTTTTACGGTTTTGAATATCAGGTAGCTTATACCCAATAGCAGTTAGAACCCAATGCCCTTTGGCTTCTTTGCCCACCGAACTGTCAGGATCTTTGGCAAGTTTATCACCGTCCCGAAATGGCACATTTTTATTAGTGGTTTTAACATTGAACTTCGAACCAAACTTCTTTTGTCCCGCAGCGTTAACTGCTTTCACCATCTTTTTAAAAGTGGCAGTGTCGGATTTGGGAAGTAGGATACCAGTCTTACACTTTTTATTTCCATGCTCATCTTCTTGCAATTCACGAACGAACATGAATGAAGAACGTACCGGAGAACCTTTAGAACCAAGTAGAACTTTAAATGGATTAGCCATATTAACTTATTACCTTTTTACGTCGTTTTCTGATTTTCGGATTAGATTTCATCGCTTCGGCAAAATCATTTGCTGCCTCAGAGACAGGGACTAGCGCGTGGCTAGATACCTTTCTTGTAGTAACTTTATCCATGAACTCTTCAACATCATCCTTATCCCATTCTAGTGTAGTACTTACATACGACTCTAATTCGGGAACAGTCATGAAGCGTTCGCTGGCTGCTACCTTTATACTCCTTAAGGATACGTCGTACTCCTCTAGGGTGCTTGTAAGAATCTTGTCAGATCGGTAACTACGGTTCCCAAGGTTTGGTCTTAGTCCGAAGCCAGGTAAGGCAGTCTTGTTGGTTTCAAGTTTCGATTTGGCAAGTTTCTTACAAGCTGTGTAAAATTCTATTACATGATCGGCGTTTTGTAAAACACTTATCAATTCTTTTTCGTTTAACTCTTCTGGGTTTGGCAAACTACCTGAATCAAGCATTGGTATAAGCGAAGAACTTACAATCATATCCTTGACAAGTTTTGGTTTCTGTTCTTTAAGAGCCTTACAAAACCCTTTAGCTTCACAGAACATGCAGTTTTCGCGGGAAGGTATTAGCACACCTTTACCACTTTTGATAGTTTCTAGTGCAGGGATTAATTCCTCTTTTTCCCACTTCAATAATTCATGAAGGTGCATTGTGTGTTCACGAACGGGGCCATGTTTATCACGGGCGTTTGGTTGGAATATAACAAGGCGAATTTTGCGAATCTTTTTCACCTTTCTATATTTATAATAGGCACCTAAGCCATAGATCATAATTTGTGGGTTGCCCTCTGCGTAAACAGGAAAGGCTCCATTCTTATAATCAATTACTTGTAGCACTCTGCCAACGATACTACAGTCAGTCGTGCCGCCTATTGGGGCGTCATACACCTTACTAAGGTCGTAAGTCTCTTCGACTACCATCTTACCAGGGTGCTGCTCCTTTGCTTTCCTACAGAAGCTTACGTAAGCCTGTGCATCATCCAAATTCTTTTGGGACAGCAACACAGGAAACTTCATCTCATCAACTTTAACAGGAATATTTTTAAACTGGTTAACGCGACGTGTTTTTAGTAGGACTTGCTCACCCACATAGTGGACAGCGGTACCCAGTTCCGAAGCCTTGTTTGTAGGACTCTTCAGGGGTATTTTTTCTTGTGATCTAAGGAATTGTATAAGGTCTATGCTGCCTGTGCAATTCATCCATCGCTTAGCAGCACTTGGCCCTATTCTACTATGTGCCATAAAAGTGCCTCAAAAAATATTTTACAAAATTGAGGTTTTATAGTACTACAGTCTTTTAAGGAAGTAAAGAGAAAAAAGTCCCTACTCACCATCAACGCTAAAAGAGACGGCTTTCGGGAGGAGAGTCACACAGTAAAAAGAGGAGGTCAATACATGGCGCATGGCGTTTGACAATCCACGTACCTTCCTCTTATAGGTGGGGCCGGAGTAGTAAGGTTAGCTACTCTCTTTATAGGAATTAACTAGCGCCTATTCCAGTTAATACCGGCCCATTAAGAAATACGGTTGGAGTGATTGAATGCACTCACTTTATAAGGGTTCTCGCAACCTGACGTAAACGATTCACCTAACCTCTTATTTGCTATCGGAAGTACAAGGCTTTTACTGTACCCTTTACTACTAGGCCGCTTCCGAACGCCGGTCTAGGTGCTTGCGTCCACCCCTCAGAGGATAGGAAGAACAAGTGTGCAGCTTTCCCCAATTTTCGATTATAAAGTCAATTGACTGCCACTTGTTCTATTCGGTGGAGCTGCTTAGATTTCCAACTAGCCCTATGGCAACCCGCCCGAAGCGCTGGTTACTACAGTATATTTCCCTAAGCCGATTGAGGCGAAGGACTCCTATTCGGTGGATGGTTTTAGGAATCGAACCTAAGAGCTACCAACTCTAACCATCCATATTTAATCTACCAGTAAACTACGATTGCAGACGCTAAAATTTAATTTAAGTCTACTGGTAAAACTTTTAATTCTTATCGTCCTTACTCGTAATTGACCGCAAGGGTAACAGCCCTCACATATTCTCTCAGACCTAGCGCTAGGTCTGAGAGAATAGTCAATCAAAAGTGTAGCAGGCAGAACGTCAGTCAACCCCGATGCTACATTGCGTCCCGCGCCCTCCCAGTCGTTACACTAGTACTATACAGGAAATTCTTTTAAATGCTCATTCAGATAGGGCTGGGGAGTCGAACCCTCCATCCGCCTTGTACTAAGGTGCTCTACCGTTGTCGCTATACCCCATCTGAATGAACACTTTTAATTTATTTGACTGGGGATACCCCTAGTCGTTTTACTCGGTTAGGTGTCAGATGACATGCCCTAATATACCAACTTACATTGGTTGAGTTAAAATGCTTATTTGGAAAGGGTAAGGGAATTGAACCCCCGTCTTTGACCTTGGCCAGGGCTCTACCATTGAGCTAACCCCTTCCAAATAAACACTTGGCCTACTCACCTTCTCTATGACTCTAATGAAAAGACGTATCGAGCATCTTCAACATAGAGAAGGGTTTCGGTTATAGTGCTAAGGGAGCTTGGGGTTCCCTTAGCAAGTTCAACAATAGTAATACACTATTTTAGATAAAGCAATGCTTAATCGTCGTCTTCTTCATCTTCTGGCTCAACGATGTCGAGTACTTCTGTGTAGCACTCTTCAATGTCTTCGTCAGACAATTTTTCAACAGACTTTAACGTCACTTTTTTATCTTTCTTCGCAGGCTTAAGCTTATAGCCTTTGATTGCGTCGATAACTTCATCTTCGAGGTCTTCGTCTTCTAAGCCTTCGTTGATCAAAGCGGTAAGAGTTTCAGCGTTGACTTCTTCGTCATCTGCCTCTTCTTTTTCGTCGTCATCTTCTTCTTCTTCTTCTTCTTCGTCCTTTTCTTCTTCTTCGTATTCGCCGTCGATCACTTGCTGCAACAATACTGCCAATGCTGGATAATCATCTTCATCAACATCTGCGACTTTCTTTGCGTCAAACACTGCTAGTGCGGATTTGGCTTCATCAGCTTCTTCCGCTTTTGCTTCTTTATGCAATTTGGTAAGAGCGACTTTAGAAACCTTTTTAGCTTTTTTAGCTGGCTTCTTTTCTACTTTTTCCGCTTTTTTCGCTTTCGCTTTTTTAGCAGGCTTTTCAGTTTTAGTTTCAGTTTCTTCAGCAGCAGTACTACCGGAAACCGATGATACCGCGATGTTGATTAAATCACCAATCGTAATGGCCGCAATTTGTTCTAGTGTTAACTTACTCATTTGTGTTTCTCCAAGTTCTTAATGTTTAACGTTGTCTTCGAAAGAGATGCTATAGTATTACAGTACTTCTTAGGTGTAAACCTTTTAATTAATTATTTATTCAAAATCTTCTCCCTCCATCCTTCTATCTACAGAAATCTTCGCCTCTTTAACTTCCATAAGTACCTTCCGTCTAGAATTCACTTTAAAAGACTTATGCTTAAATACAGTTTCCCTTTTGCCATCCAGCAGCATCTTATACCCTGGCGCTCCATATTCCTCAAACCCTGCATTGGTTAGTGCACTGGCTAAACGTTTGCCCTGTGCGCTGTTACGTGCAGGTATGTCAACGTCGTTATCTTTCTGTAGGTTTGCACTTCTTTTATAGTTGCCGGTTAGTTCACATACTGCTGACCAGCTAAATGCAGCGTGACAATTAATTATCCCTCTCTTATCTTTAACCATTTCTAGTATGGCGCGGGATTCAGAATCTTGAGAGTCCATCATGACCTTCTGTGTATAGCGAGTTACAGGAAGGCTATTTGGGTTTATATTTTTAAGTCTTCTATTAAGGAAGTAATACCGAATGGCTGGCAGTTCCTCCTCAAAAAATGCTACAAGCCTGTCATAGTATGCTGGTGACTTTTTTGTTGCCTTAATATGAAACATACAAAACCGACGTTCATCTGGTGTTATATAAACACTCTCGTCGTGGTTCGTAAAAGCTAACATGTTGGTAGTGTTTGGCATTTGTTGAATATCTATGCCCTTACGTTCAATAGAAACGGTTCTATCTGTTATAAAGGATTTGATATGCTCTGTTAGTTCACTACGCTTATTCGCATTAGCCCCTGTGTGCAGCTCCTGTAGTACTACTAACTGGCTACCTGTCTGCCAATCGTTAAAACGACCTGAGACCTTTTCCGTTGTATCCAGTGTTTTTAGATTGTCTTCACCAAGTAACGGCCCAATAAGATAATCAGCTAATAGAGATTTACCAATACCCTTATTACCTCTTATTACTGGCATCCATTTGAACTTAAGTCCTGGCTTCTGCACATGATATGCGATGAAGGCTAAAATAATTTCCCTTTCTTTGCGGTTTGGGAATAGGTATTTGAAATGGTCTAGCATTATTTTAACGCTTCCCTTTTCCTCCTCTATCTCAGGTGCAAAGTAAGTGTTTAGTACCCTAGCCCCACGAGGCGTTTTAAATACCCTGTCATACCCTGGTACGTATTGCATAACATCAACAGTCTTAATTGCTCTTATTGACTGTAGTATTGTAGATGGGGTTCCCTGCCCTACTCCCTGTTTTCTAATTCTGTTATTAACACGATCAAACGCTTCAATCTTCATTTCTATGCCGGTATGGAAATTTACCATCTTATTCATACCTGCGACAAAGAACACACCGTCGAATTGTTCCCTCATTGAGTCAATCGCTTTTTCTAACCCTTCCCCTAATATTGCGGTTCCATTCTCATTGTCTGATTTTATGTTGCGTGATATTGCTTTGCACTCTGTTTTTAAATCAGAAATGGTCACATCGCCCGCAGACTTTTTAATTCCTTTTAGTATGGCTGCTTTTTCAAGGGTCGTGACTTTCCCTTTTATCTCACCCATAGCTAACATTTTTAAATAATGGGGAACATCATCTAAAAGGATGCTTGGCGTTTTCTTAACAATATCTAAAATCTGTTCACCACTCCAATCGTCATCACCATTATTTCTAATGTGCGATTTCCAAATAGAGTTAACTGTGGTTTCTACTTCACTGTCTTTCTTTGGCGGGTTGAACTGGGTAATGTTCAAAGCCTTAACAGCATTCATGGTATCTTCGAGAGTCATACCCTCGTGAATAAACTTACCGGCTATTTTGGCTAATGAATTGTTACGATCGCCATCTGCAACCTTAGTGGTAATGTCTACCCTTTCAGTTATTGACTCTTGCAGTTCCTGTAGTAAAAACTCTTGTTCCCCTGTGAGCTTTATCTTTTCAGCGTTGAATAGTTTCGCTTGGTCATTTCGCCATGTATAGAATTTCTTCCTCATCTTCTTTTGAAAAGCAGGAAGGTACATGGGGCGTGATAAAGCTTTGGCTGATAAATCCGTTCCTACAGCATCCGCCATAACCATGAGACTGAGCATTGCATTTACATGTACTGCATTACTAACAGGTTTCTTATAAGGGATAACTACGCGGTAACGATTGCCTTTATAAACATCTTCTTTTTTCTTCTCATCATACTGGGTTGTCATGTGAGAGTGGGTAGAATAAATAAAGCAATTATATTTTCCATACACTTCGCGAATTTCTTTTTTACTTAAATCGGTATCATCCAAATCAAGTGTGGCACCATAGTATTTGTCAACCGTTTGGACATTACGTTTGGTGTCTGAGAAGCTTGCGAATATAAAATATTTACCGTCTTTCTTTTCCCGTACTTCCGGTTTTTCGAATAGGTCATATAGCTGTCCCATTGTCAACCGTTCATTTCTTATGCGATTGCTTTTAACGGTGCGCCCAAAAGCAACCCTGACTTTCTTATTAGACATAGGGGTAACCTAAGGTTTACTGTTGTTGGCTTTTTATTTCTGCTGTTACGAAGATGTTTAGCGTCTTGACCATGGCGGTAACAATGGAGGGGTTCTTCATGGCGTACCCTGGAACAAATTGGGCTTCTACCATCTGTACAGCGGCCTTAAGTACCCCCTCTGCTTGTTTCTCTGCGTTCTGAAGGGACTTATGCATTACTTCATTCATTACTTCACCTTTACGTATGTGTGTGTGTATGGCTTATAATCATAGCTTAGATTAGGCCCACTTGCCAAATCCTTGGTAAACGACGGTAGAGGGAAACATTCCCCCATATTTAATAGCCGTTATACGTCCCTGCTTTCTGTCTATGAACACCTCATAGCCTTTAGGTATTGTGTCCAGCAACTCCGTTAAGGCTTCCTGGTAGGCGGGAGCTGCCTTTGACTGTGCTTCACTAATGTCCCGAGCTGTTTGGCGCTTAGCGGGATTTTTTCGGCGTCGTCTACGTCGATGTACTGCCTTACCACTAGGTTCATTGTTCTGTGACATTGGTACCTCTCTACTCTGCCGCAAAAGTGGAGGCGGCCACCTTGCTCAACAAAGATAAACCCTCCCATTTTCATTTTCATTTGAATAACATAATCCACACCCTGCGAATCATACTGTTCAGCTAAGTAATACTCTGAAATGCTAATTTCTTTAAAAGGTTTTAGTCTTCCAAGTTCATCATACTGCGGAGTGAAGTCGGCGAGCGGGGTTGGACTAACCCCCACCACCTTCTCATCTACTACAGTAAAAGAACCGTCTATCGGTTCACTAGCCATTCTGTATTACCTGTAATTGCAAACGCTGACCGACGCCAAAAGGGCGCTTCCTTAATTAGCACTTCTGTTTTCACTTGTGCTTCAACTCGGGCGTTGGCGGCCTTTGCTTCATTCGCATGGTAACGTGATTCATCTTGTAAATGGGTAAAGGCTGTACGCTGCTTTCTAAAGTTCTCGAACATGAAACCTAGCTTACTTGCTACTACACTATTATAGCCAAGGTACATGCCACCACATTGACCATTTTCTTGACCTGTAAAATACTCAAGATCAATCACAGTCTTTTCAGAAATAGTTTCTTCCGCTTCAAGGAAACCATGCTGGGCATCTGGCGTATTGTTTCTGACAATATGTAACGGGTTTATCTTTTGGAACTGATCAACTGATACATCTTGTACTTCTTTTAGTATTACATCAACAATAACGTACTTCTGTACATTCTGTTCAGTGCGGTGGCATTTGTCACCCTCGTTATCATTCCACTGAAGTCCGCAAGGGCGACAAATGTTACGTCCATCACCCATTGGCTCCGCATTACAGTTAACGTTCATATCTATTCTTCCGTTGTGCTGTATATCATTACTACAGCTTGATCTTTAATTACGCCTTTCACTTTATCATTTTGAAGAGCGCGTTGTAGTTGTTCGGTCGCTTGTCTCTTTGCCCTGTTGCGTATTACGCCAGCAGATTCGTTATCTGCCCATGGTTGAGAGAGCGGAATGGTGACTGTTAAGGTCACCTCCGCAAATGTACCGCTAATGTTGGATCTCCTTCCAAGCAACTGGGAATACTTTACGATCAGTATCACCGCTGATAACACCCATCCAATGTCCTTTAACACGATCATAGTATGCGCGGAAATGTAGGAGCTGTTCACCGATTTCAGGTATTTTAGTTATTACTGTAATACCTGTACCATCCTTAGGCGCACTATCAATACTTTTAAAGCCATCTGGTATTAACGTTGCAGCATCTTGGCAGTTTTCAACACAAGGACGCCATGCGTCGAAATGTTCCATAATGTATTCACGACCTTTCGCTAATGCTTTGCCGTCAACTTCAAATATATACACGTCGTCCTCTTCGTTATAAAGGACATAACTAGGCGCACCATCTGCACAAATTTCATAAATAGCGTCGTCCTCTGTAGGTAAGGTAGCTATTTCTGAGAAGTCACCTGTGCCTATCATGGGCTCCTCCATCATCTCAGCTTCTAGCAACCCGCGCTGCTGACCAAATAGAATCAATTCATCAGCCAAGGCCTTTCCAACTGGGGCGTACTGTTCTTGGCTTTCATAGCTTGTGAACATATTATACTTTGCAGTAGCAAAAGCGCCAAAGAAGAAAGCGACCTGTAAAGCGTTTCTCGTTTCATCGTTAATGGTTGCAACATCCACTTGTTCTTTTAGGAACACTTCAAATTCCTGCATGATTAGATCGTTATGGATTATCTTCGGCTTAATTTTAGATACCATCTTCATCTTCCTTTGGTTCAGGTTCGTTATAGGTTAGGTTTAACTTAATGTTTTGATCAGAAAACGTTTGGGTGTCTAGTACAACCTCTTCACCAGAACCAAAAGACACTTGCAACTTAAGCTTCTCTTGTAGTAGCGCATCAATGATCTTATCCTTACCACCCATTGCATTACTAAACTTAAACGCTTGGGTGTCGAGAGTCTTCTGCATTAACTGTAGCTTACTAGTAATAGCTTGGTTCTGGCGACCCATGGCTGAAACGTGGGCTTTGTCATGCTTAAGTTTGTTATTTAACTCCAAGTGAATATGCTGATATTTTAACAGCGAGTCCTGTACAATCCTAGTACGCTCATCCGCTTCATTAACACGTTTGTAAGCATTAGAGAGGTTATCCGCTAACTCACCGATACGAGAGGCTAGGCGTTCGTTTGTTTCACCCCATTGTGGATTTGCGTCTAACAGATCAAACTTTTGTTTCTCGAATGCGTCTTCCGCCTTGTGCTGTGCAGCTTCTGCACTGGCAACACGTTGGCTAAGCTTATGTACTGTAGAGGGGTACTTGTGCGTTTCTTGCATGGACACAAGTACTATATCTAGCTCTTCAGCATTAAGAATAATCTTTGCTGTTTCGTTAGTCCTTAGCTCTTGCCCTAAAAGCATTTGAATTAACCGTAGTCGTATTTCTGCACTCATCTTCTTTTTCTCCTACGAACTTTATTTTTGACAACAGCATTGGCCATAGAACCCGCCCAGTTCTGGAATAACCAGATCTTAACGTCTTCTAAAAGCCTTGCCGTATGGTGGACATATTCAGGTCTTACTTTACCCGCAGGTGTGACTAACTTCCAGTGGTCACGGTGGGCATGTCCATTATACTTCTGATAACGGATTACTTCTAGGTCAGTGCCTGTAACTTTATAATGACCTACTTCAATTTTGCTAAGTCTCATATTATAGGAACGCTTAGCCAGTTGTGGCCCTTTGGGGTTAGGCCGTTATCACGTTGCTTCAGCGTCTCATTTCTTTTAGTGTCATAAACCTTTAGACACACCTTGCACGCAGAGGAAAGCCCATCCGCTCTAGAAACTTTCTTCCTAAATGCGGCGGCTTCTTTTTCCTTATGGCATAGTGTACATTCTTTTTTCATACAGTTTCCCCAAGCATCTTTAACCCTCTTCTTTTAGGTGCTTTATCATTTCATCCATTAATATATCAACATCATAATGGTAAGCGACATTAAAACCTACAGGAGTATCGGGATACACACGCAAACAGACTATAGTATCATTTGCAATCATGCCATTTAATATCTCTTCCTCAATCTCCTCCTCATAGATTGTTCTTAGATCGCTTATGTATGCTTCCACACCTTGGTAATTATCTTTGTGGTCATTAACTACTATAGACACACTGCATTTACAAAGCGCTACTAGCTCTAATAACTTTTTCATCTAAAACCCCCCGTAGACCAGATAATGAAAAGAGCAAAGAGGCAAATCCCCCCAACCCAATGGACAATTTCAGACACCACATCAGGCCAACCTTTCTTTTCTGGAGTTCTCATGTCACCACCTTGGCTTAAAGTTTTTTCTATGGCGTTCGATGCCTAGAAAAGTTACACGCAGTTCGCCACCTAAATTCCAAGCATGGAGCCAGCGTCTACAATATGAATACGTTACTTCGGTATTCCCCTTGCTGTACATAAATATTTTACGGCGGGTCAGTTTCTTTTCGCCATCAATTAGATTGTATTCTTTGCTTTTTTCTAGTGACCATAACCATGTGTAAGTTTTCTTAGACACAACCTTTCTCCTAGAAAACCCTAGTGCGGAATTGCACTAGGGCTATGATTTAACTTTCTTTTGGGTTTGCCAGTGAAGCAGTAGCCCCAATAAGTAGTATAGTAGCAACAATCGCTAAGCTATACAACTCATTCATATGGAAGGCAAACAAACCACTTGCGACTAGCTTAATCGCGATGAAAACCAAGATACAATATATAGCCGTATCAATGTAGCGCATGTAATTTTTCATGGCGTCTATTACAAAGTACATTTGGCGTAGCCCTAATATAGCAAACATCATTGCAAAGTAAATCAGTGCGGGGTCTTTAGTGACGGCGATTACGGCGGGTACACTATCAAAGGCAAACAACACGTCGCTTATCTCTATAATGATTACTACAAGCCAGAATATAGAAATGGTCGGGAATACTTTTCTGATATTAATGACCCACCACAATTCATCATAGTTCGTTGCGTCGTCTTCATCACTCGCACTCATCATTAGATAAACCGAGTACAGAATCATTGCAGCAAACACTAAGTCGAATGTGGGGCCGAAGTACTCCATGAACTCAACACCTATCACAGTGAAGATTAGACGGAAAACAGCAGCGCCAATAATGCCATAGTGTAGGGCTTTGTGTTTCTCTAACGCGCCTATTTTAAAGTAGGTTAGTATAATACTGAATACGAATAGGTTATCGAACGCCAGCATTTTTTCAAGCGTATAGCCCATTAAGAACATACCAGCAGCTTCATGCCCTCTTAGCCCTGCAACGACACCAGAGAAAATGAAAGCCGCGCCAATGTATGCGCCGGTAAAAGCTAAAGCAGAGTTAAAAGTACTTGGGTGTTCACGATGGTACGCCCATTCGATGGTAATCATTATTGCAACAAAGATAATAAATATTAATTCTAACATTGTGTTTCTCCTGACATAAAAAAGCCCTGCGTGTGCGAACAGGGCTTTTTATTTTTATGGTTAATCCAGAACTTTCGCTAACGTGTGGAGTATTAACTGTAGGAAGCTTTTAAAACCATTCCATATCGTAGCAAATGGGTTGAAACCTCCTTCAACTCTCACACCGGGGGCAACCCCTGGCGAAGGTCTTCTTATCAGTCAAGTAAATAGCTGACCGAATCCTTGTACAGCGCCGATACCATTTCCGCAATTATGGAAAGTATCAACATTCTCTACTATCCAATGACCTTCAGCGTTCATTGAAACGGTCATGCCATGTACTACAGTAGAGCCCGCAGTTGCGCCTTCGATTTCAACATCCGCTACCTGTTCACTCTGCTCATTATCGCCATCACAAATACGTAGGTGAGTGTTAACAGTTTCCGGCAAGGTAATGCCGCCAGTGTAACAAATTAATCCAAGAGCGATACCGTTAACGCCGGTAGGTAAGTTAGCAAAGTCAATTACGATAGACTCATCATCCCCATCACCTTCGCCTGTAACATTGTCTTCAGAGAGAAACACACCAAGAGACTGAGACTTAACACGATTAGAGAAGTAAATCAGATGGTCTTTATTTGTTACTTTGCCATCAGTCAACAGAACAGCTACCAAATCCAAATCAACATCAGCGCCTTCTTGGGCCATGTCCCAACCAGCACCAACATATAGCTTAGCTAATGTAGTCTGCTTAGATACAAGAGAGAAATCAAACTTTTGGCCTTTAGGTACGATTGCAAAATCCATAATTTTTCCTATTAATTTTAAGTTACTGCATTTAATTGGGGGTGTATCCGGTCACTCCCCTTAACCGTTCTTCTAATCTGGGTGTATATTACTACTGTACTATTTAGCTGTCAACCTTTTCTTTTGGTGAATGTTCTTCAAACCCAAAATCATCCGCGTCTATCGCTGCATCTAATTTTGCTTCTAGTGCATAAGTGGTGTCGTCCGCTGCTTCATTAATTGCGATATGAACATTTTCTTCGTCCCATCGGTCAGTTGCTATTTGCATGTTTAACCAGCTATCGGCAGAAGTTTTAGTATAGTCAGCCATAGCTTGGGCCATTGACTTATTGATTGGTGCTTTGCCTTCTAGTACTGCATTAAGGAACCGTTTAGAAACGCCCATTTTCTCAGCAGCGTCCACTTCGCTTAGCCCCTCCTCTTCCATCACTAGCTCTAGAAAAACCAAACCGGGGTAATTTGGTCTACGTGTTGGAGTAGGGTCGTCTAACTCCTGTGCAGGGTCTACAGTATCCGCAGGGTCTGGGTTAACAGACTCTTTTTTAGTTCCGTCTCTATTGCATCCTATCCTTTCCATTGTTTCGTCATGACAAGCCAGGAAAGGGTCTGGGTGTTGCTCTGTATGGTGGGCAACCGCTGCCTCTACATGGGCTTTTTTAAAGTCTTCTAAGCGCTCTTGCACCTGTGAGATAAGGTGTGGCATATTAATCTCACCAATGCTATTAGAAAGATTAACAATGTCACTTACAGGAGTAAAACCAAGTTGTGCCGCACGAATCAAAGCAATGAACGCCATTGAATCACGTTTACAAACATCGTTCCACAAAATGTAAATATGTGAGCCGTAAATTTGCATGGTATCTAAAAACAAGATGTGTCCAAAGCCCTCCATGAATTCTTGCGGGTCGATCTTTTTTGTATCTTTTAACAAAGACATAATCGCTGACATTCCGCCGGGGTTGCCTTCACACATAACAGAAACTATCTCTTCCATGCTCATATCTATTTTGATTCTAGCCGTCATAATATTTTTTCCAAATAAGGGGGTTTATGTTACTACAGTTTTAATGTTCTCTACCATCTTTCTTTTCTAATGCTTCGTCCAAAGCGGCTAGTAAGCCCTCTAGACCTTTTCCGCTTGGTAGTGGGGCCTCACCCCGTCGAAATTTGCACGAGTTACAACTACAATCATCGATACCCGTCGCCTGTTCTGCAAAAGCTGTATAAGTGGCCTGGTTTCGTTTTGCACTACCAAACATCCCTTGCAGATTAACAATGGTTATACAACGGGCAATAGAGTTAAACCACATGCCTTCATCACAATCAACCTTTAGTATTGCGCTGTGGAATTCCATGGTTACCTTTGCCCAGTCTCGCATTTCGCCGATTGCTTTTATTAACCCTTCTTTGTCATTCTTGTGCTGGGGCATAACAAACTTATCAGCTAAATCCATGTGCTTATCTGCTGCAACCATTAACTCAATCAAATGCTTTAGTGTAATAGGCATAAAATCAGTAGGGTTGTAAACTTCTAGCAGTTGTTCTCGGGTTAGTACAGCATCTGGCTTTATTTGCTCTGGCGTGTTACTAAATAGGTTTTCTATAAACTTTGCAAATTCTGACATTGCTCTATTCTCCTTTAGACATTAAAAATTCGTTAATCTCATCCCATGGAAGGCTGTAGTGCCATTCCTTAAAAGTTGCGGATTGTGTAGGATGCTGCCACTCCTGCAATTGCTCATTCTCTTTTAATGACTTTGCAAACTGTGAACGGTACCAAGTGCATTGGCTTGGGTTAAACGCACTTTCTGGTGTCTGTTCATTTATCATGGCAACAATATCGTCATTGCTCATGTTCATTTGTATCATACTCAAAACACGTTGGCGGATTGAGCCTTCTTGAATTGGTGCGCCGGAATTTTGTTTCTTTAATGAAACTGCTTCGAGAACCACTTCAACCTTAGGAGCAACTTTCTTTTTTCTTCGGCGTCTTACTTTGTTATCTGACATTTCTAAACTCCCCTAATATTCTCAATTCCGCTAGTGCGGCTTGGACGTTCATTGTACCTAAAAGCATCTTAACTTCAATTTCTTTTATACATTTTTCAGTGTTTGTGTGTGACTTCATAATGTTGTCCTGTGTTCTCAAGGAATAGGGACATTATACACACCTGCTTTAGTACTACAATACTTTTATTCTATTATTTCTAAATCTTCCGGCTTAATCCCAAATACATGTATAGGCATCGTCTTATACATTGCGTCTCTGATTTCGTCGTCATGTCCATAGATGTTAATGGTAACAGTACCATCTT